GTGGTTGTGCTAGATGTGGTGGTTGTGCTAGTACTAGATGTGGTGGTTGTAGTGCTTGTACTAGATGTAGTGGTAGTAGTTACAGGAGTTGCTGTTCCTTCCAAATCACAGTTGTAAAGATACACAATACCTGCAAGAGCACAATCAAGTGTTGTAGTTGTGGTGGTGGTTGGAATAGGTCCAATTGTACCAACAAGCACATCAAAGTCATCACAGCATCCGTTGATACCAGAATAGAAGAAGTTGTTTTCTCCAATATACCAATTAGGCAGATAGCTATGGAAGCTTATCCAGCTCTTTGTATTGAAGTTGAAAGACACTGTCCAGCTCTTGTTACAGAAGTATTTTTCATCAGATACAGATATAGGTATTCTGATTATAAGACCATTCACTTCTTTAACATCATAAAATGTCCTTGTATTTTCATCATACATGATGGAATTCACCTTAGGAACATAATCAAGCTTTGTAATAAGCACACGGTCATACTTGCTGTCATACACACCATGTAATCCAATCCCTGTGAAGTTGTTGTCTGTGTTCACCTTAGGGAAGTAACGCAAGATTTCAAATGCCAGATGGTCTGTAAAGAACCTGTTAAGACCAGATCCAAAACCAGACAAATCTACAGCCTCTGTTCCAGCTATTAGGAACACCTGACCCCTCTTAGCATCCACACTCACTTGTCCTTGTGGAATCTTCAATAACATCTTGTTTTGAGTTCCTACATATCCCAAATCAGTTTCTGCGAAGTCAATTGGGGGTGCTCCTCTAAACAACCTTGGATTGCCTACATAGGCAGCCTGAGGGTTACTTGTATCTATTGTAAGGAGGTTGTTATACATGAGTGTCTTGTTCTCAAAACGAGCAAGAACAGCTCTGTTCTGAATTCCATCTAGAGACACAAGATCTCCAAAGTTCTGAGGGAAATCATAATAGGAGATGGCTCTGTAAATCAACCAGCTATTCACTCTGTTGTCAGCATCTATGTTCTGGCTATCAGAATAGATGGCTCTGAATGGATAGTAGGTGTAACAAGGTTTGTCCCAGTCGATAGGCAAATGGGTGAATGTATTCTCCCTGTTTTGCTTAGAATAGCTCACATTGTAATAGTAGGTGTTATCCTGAGCAATAGGTACAAAGCTTTGCTGCACCCAGTCATCAGGAATACCTGTGCTCACGTGAGGCCAGAAATCACCCTCTCTATTATTGAACGCCTGACGCAGGTCAATATTGTAAGAGCTTTCACAATAGAAGTTGGGAATACCATATGCAAACAGATAGAAATATCCATCATAGTATGTCCTGTTTGGATTGGTTGAAATAATGGTGCCTTGTAAAATAGTGGTGGTTGTGGTAGTGGTGATTGAAGGCGTAACAATAACACCCTGATCGTTAGGGCAATCAAAGTTGTGAGCCTTATAAGATATGATGTTGGTTAATGTTCCTCCACTACTTACATAATCCTTCAGAATAGATCTGGCTGAGTGCCAGTATTTTGGATAGGCTATATTACCAATCTCATCATAGAATATATCACTGTCATCAGGAGCGTTCACCCTATTATCTATAAAGAAAGGAAGCTTGCTCTTGAATGCAAATCTACTGATGAATGTATCACCACCAAACACTGTACGTGGTTGGTCAACACTATTTATAATTGCCTGATAACCAGTGTCTACAGTGTCATATGAATAGATCTGTCCATATTGATTTGGGAAGATGTTCTTCATAGAAGCATAATAAGACACAACAGATATGTCTTCTTCCTTACCAGGAACATCACAGTTACCAATCTCTGATATGGTGAATCTAGACTTGTCTGTAACCAAAGGACTTCCTGAAGACACCATGTTAGGACTTTGGTCTGGGAAAGGAAGCGCTGGTCTGTCTAGATCAGTTCTCAAATATACAGATGATTCCCTCTGGAAGTTGTTGATGTTGTATACATCACCAACATTCTGCACACCAGGAATCAAATATCTAGCAATGTCTAAGTTTCTCTGCTTTATACCAAGGTTGTCAGGAACTCCAACACCATAGTTGTAATCAGCTACAGAGTTGAAAGAATAAGCATAGTTTTTTCTGGTGATACCGTTTACATAGATTGTCAAATATGCCTGATATGTGGTGAACATAGCAGTGGCACTAAACGGTGTGGTGAGAGCACCTAGTTTATTAGAACTGTTAAGAGCATCCACCTGAGCTTGTTCTGTCAAGAGCTTGTATTTAGCATTGCTCTTCACCTCAACAAAATGGGCCTTGCCACCACCAAACATTACACTCTCAAGCTTCAGAATACCACCTAAGAATGGCTGTCCAAAGGAAGTTTCAGGAGAGTTGAATATCTGTCTGTACTTCTCTGTTACAGCGTGCTGTGGAGTTTCTATTTTACAATTAGGACCAGTGACACGTGTAGGACCAGTGAAACATATATTATCAGGTGTTCCTTCTATCACCTTTGGGATTGTTCCAGGAACTGCATTGAATGTAAATGTTTCTACATTTGGCCATCCTGTTATCCATTCTGTAGAAGGTCCGTTGTATATATCAACCCATTCTATCCTATTACCTGTCTTTAAAAATGTAGGAGGACATATTGTTGCCACCCAAACATCATATGTAGAAAGTCCTGTTCTTCCTGTTGCAGGGGATAACACCAAAGGCTTGCTTGTAGAACATAAATGGTATGTTCCTGTAGAATAATATTTCTGTGTACCCTGTTTATTACTGTTGCAATCTGTGTATAACACCTCTGCACAGTTGGCACCACCATCAGAGCATGGACCAAGAGACGATATCTCTATTGTGTAATCATCACAAATCTGTGTCCAGGCATTGTTGTTCTCATTAAGGAATGGATCTACATTAAGATCGTTGTATGGATAGTTGGGATAGAAGTAGGTTTGCTTCTCTCTTTCATACGTATTCACATTCCTAAGGATGCCCTTTGCTACAATAGATTTGTTTGTGCCACGGTCTGCACGTATAATCTTGAATCCAACAATATCACTTTTCTGGTCATCTGTCAAACTAGATGACTGAATGAGAGCCTCCACTTGCTGTATATCCAGATGTACACCAATAGGGAATACAGCATCATTTCCCTGCACCATTGCTGTAGGTCCTAAGAAAATCTTAGACTCATATGCAGCACTGATGTTTATATCTGGGAACTTGTGATGTCTAATTGGTTGACCAGCCAAATCACCCCAAACATCTGCATTACAAGGATAGGTGTCTGTAGATTCCCAATATGCAAACTGACCATATTGGTATGGTCCTTTGTAGTCATCAGCAGGGGAATATTCAGGAGCAAATCCTGTAACAGATGCTGTGTTGTATATCTTCCAATATGGACTGGTTCCTGTAAAAGGATCAGGTTCTCCAATGAAGTCATCATTTGCTGGAGAAACTGGTGTTAAGTCAAAGCTTGTTGCTATCCTACCAGGAATATGGAATCCATCTGTTTGCTTGCCATTCTTAAGCAAGAATACTATTTCAAATGCATACACTTCGTCCCTCAGATAACCTCTAAGGTTGGTGGCATTCAATTCATCTGCGTAATTCTCATTAGCAGGAATTCTCCAGCTTTCCCACTGAAGATTGATTTGATTTGCAATGCTTTGATAGTTGATACGATCAATGGATGTAAGATTGTCCCATATAAGAATATCTTGAGCTGTTGTCAGGTCTTGTGCAATATCATAATAAGGGAATTTCTCAAATATATCATTGATGGTAAGACGGATTTGTGTAACGTTCTGACCAGTGTATGTGATTTGCTTTTGTACATTATCAATGTAATATGTACCCACTAGCTCCACAGAAGTGATATCATTCACTGTTCTGATCACCGCCAAGTTGAAATATTGGTAGAGCCCACTGTCCTCAAGATTGCTGATATTAAGGATGATGGATTTACCAACAGGATAGTTGAAGTTCACTGATGTAATAAACTCATCAGCAATAGGTGTTGGGTTGGTAACAGAATAATAGGATGTGTAAGGATTGCCCTGAGGATCAGAGTATTGTATAGCAAACTGGTATGTGCCAGCAGTGAGATTTCCTGTGCTAGTGACATCTGTTACATCCAGTTGAGGAATCTTGAAATTAGGCTGGAGTTTGAGTTGATTACAGTCTAGATCGTCTGTATACTCAGGATGGCAGAAAGGAGTGCCAGACTTCAACACCTTAGGAATGTTGTCAATGTCTAGGTATCTTCTGGGATTGTAACCATCTGTCCAATATATCTCAGTGGTGCAGTTGGTAATCTTGTGCGCCACCTTTTGTATGGGATAGCTAGTGTTAAAGTTGAGACATGGAGCATTTACAAGTACACGATAGACGCAATCATTGTTTTCCATATATCCAATCTGACTAGCTCCAGTGTCTGGATTGGTGATGAAGAATACATGTTTGTTTCTTTCTTGGATGAAATGATTACCTATAAGTACAAAGCCAGAAGGGAATGTAACACACAGTTCATTCCCTGGCTCATTCTGATAGTTTACAGAATTAGAGTCAAAGTTTTCAACAGCAGCGTTTAATGCATACGTAAGTTTCCCCTTCTGTATTTGATTAGGGGTTTGGTCCATGTTAAGACCAGTGGTAGCATTATTATATTCCTGCCTAATATTACCTTGTTCCTGTTCAGCCATTAGTGTTAGTTATTGCGTCTCCAACCATATCTATTGGTACGGTTAGGTAGTTCATACATGTTAAACCTATTAAGATCGTTGATTATTCTGCGTTGCTTGGTCCAAGGATCTTGTTTCTTAATCTCAATATCAGCCATAATGAACGCCTCATCAGCCTGCTGTTTGTAGAAAGCTAGCTTTTGTTGAAGCTGATTAAATGTCTCATCATTGGTCTGATTGGTGAGCGTTTCAATCACTTTATACTTAATGAAGGCTTCCACAAACTCCCTGATACGATAGTTGTCAGGAATCAATTGGTTACCCACTTGGTCATATTCTGTTGCATAGAAAAGCAGATGCACTACACCATTGCGGAAGTTAGTAACAAACTTATTGTCTCTAATATCAAATGAATCATACCAGGAGGAACCAGGTGTAAACTCGTTGATAGGAGGTGCCTCTTGATAGAATTCCCAGTTGTTGGTATAATCTACACCACAGTTACCCTGTGCAGATATATTACCAGGCTTGAGAAGATATTCCTTTCTATAGAGTACAGGTGCTTGATTATTTGTCTTATATACAGCTTGCACCAAATCAGGCATACACTTAGGACAAAACTGTTGACCACAATTACCCTCTTCACAAGGATTACCATACACAATCACAGGGCTCACTTGAATAGTTGTAGAGCTAGCTGCTTGTGAATAGAACGAGTTGGCCTGCTGATATGGAAAACCATTTACAGCTGTACAAAGCCAAGCTTCACGAACAGCGTAGAAATTATCTGGGAGTCTTGCTTCATAGTCACAGATGTGAAGAATCTCTTGAGAAATCACATAAGTGGTTCTTCCCAGCTTTCTGAGACATTTGTCTAGATAGGTGGGAAACATCAAATCATCTACAGCTCCTGTATCAAAATAGCTTTTAAACTCTTCCTTGACGATAGAGTAGATAGGCTCAGGAGTGACGAAATTATATTTGTAATAGTATGCCATCTATAATGCTTTTTTCCATTCTTGATATAAATGTTGGTATTTGTCATCAGCTCTCAGATAGTGGGAGAGAAGCCTAGACGTGTTCCTGGAAGGTTTGAAATACCACAGCGGTGAGTGTTTAAACCTAGCTGTTAATTTAAACCACATCCATCCAAAGAAATAACCCTCTGTGTGAAAGTTGAAATTGTATATACGCTTACCTTTTTCTTTTGTCTTCTTCCAATCAATAGGAAGATTGACAAACTCTTTACCATCTATTCCTTTTATCTTCCTGCGCTTCTTCTTGCTTATTGAGAACTCACCAAACCCAAAGGGCAGCTTTGCTCGTTCTCCTGTCTCAAGAATATATTCTCTAAAGGCATCATTAAAAGAATAGATGATGTTTCTCCACTGATCAAATGTAAGCTTGATGGACGGATGTTTCTTACAGAAACTGTTGTAGTTATCTTTGCTAGCGCTTCGCCAGTCTATCTTTACTCTCATATCATCTCAAGTTTGGAGCGTTAGGTGCTTGACCATCAACGCCATCACTTGTGATGTCTGTCTTAAGTTTGAAATACGTAGTGAGAAGCTTCTGAGAAGTGAGCTCTAACACCTGCTTTTCTAGGTAGCCAGGCACTGGAGATTCTTTATCTAAAGGATTTACACACAGTTGCTCTGGTGTATAGCTAGGAGTTCCACATCCACATTCTGGATACATTATCTCATTTGGAACATCTTCCTCGAAAAGAGCAACTAGTCTGATTGCTTTTAGCAATGGGTTGTTTACATACAGATACCCATTTGAAATCCAATAGTATTCTTCCTTCTTAATAATTGGAAGCTTGAGCAAATTCACGTATCGGTTGATGGTTATTTCCTTAAGTTTCTTTCCCTGTCCACTCATGGCGTTAATTGAATAAACACCCTGAATTACATACTGATAGTTACCCTCTGTAATCCTAGGAAGCTTAAACTTCGTTCTAGAGACCGTGCAAGGATCAGCATAATCACAGCATTCAGAAATAGGAACTTCCACCATCTCTAGACAAGGAATGGTGGTAAAAACTGTATCGGTTGCCCATAACTTCCTCAGATTAGTCTCACGCTTTATCAAGAGGAAGGCATTGTTCTTAATCTCAGACATAATAGCTCTATCTGTGATCAAGTTGTCTGTGGAGAGCAACTTGTGCATAGAGCGCGCATCTGAAACTAACTTCCTAAAAGTTGACATTATAAATACTGTTTGAATATATTTGTTATTCCATTATCATAGTCTATCAAGAATCCTGTCACTTCACCTTTGGTTATTGTGTACCCATTTTTATCATCCCATCCACTCTTAGCTGTGGAGAAGGCTGGAAGCTGATAGAACTTAATACCATTGAAATCTAAACTCATTTCATGGTGTTTATCACCTGTAAATATGTAGAAATTATCGTGGTCTGACCATGCAAATTTGAACTCCATTGGGAACAGATGCGCAAGTTTTGCAGGCTTAAGAGCATCTCCGTGGTTGAACATCATTGCAGAACTTCCATAACTTACGTACTTCCTATACCTTGGAGATATGTCAAAATGCACACGATATTCTTTTCTGTAATAGGTTTTCAACCAACTGGCTAAATGCCATCCTACATACTCATCATGATTGCCAGCTACAAATATCACCTCCACTTCTTCACCCTTCTGAAGGAGAAGGTTTATCACACTCACTTCATGATCACAGATAGCTTGGAAAGCATCGTGATAGGACAAGATGTTTTGTTGGGGTGTACCCTTTGTAGTGGTGTTGGTAAACTCACTATTGAACTCATCAGAACCAATGATGTATTTGATATCTGTGAGATTGTTGGCTAGAGAGGCTTGGTCTAGGATGATCTCCACCCTCTGTATGAAATCACCAAAACGCTCGTCTATATCGTTATCCCCTGCTATATCTAGTTTGTTTAAATGGGCATCCTGTTTGTTGATAATAAGGCAAGCATCTTGTCTGCCTGCATCATACTTAGGAGCCACTATCTCAGGCGAAACAGGTGTATATGTCTCAAGAAATGTGATGAAATTATCTTGAAAAACTTGTTCTCCTTTCTTCTTGCCCAGCCATGCTTTCACTTGGTAGTGAGGCTGCTCAGCATTTCCCCAGTAGTTTTGTACGTATTTAGTTATTTCCCATTTCTCTGTATCAATCTTGCACTTCTCAATGAGCTCATCTAAACTTTTGATTTCCTCTTTAGAGTTGAAGACCACTTCTCCAGTTCCCCTTTGAACGTCTTCATAAAATCTTACTATCTGATCTTCTAGCTCCCCAATGTAGTTCCCTATCTCTGCGTCATCCTGTGCCATCTGCGAACTTCGCAGCTCCTTTATCAAATCATCCACTTCGCTTTCTGTAATGTTGAGTTTGTCTGCATAGAACTTTTTGCTCTTTTTCCAGTGAAGCATATGCTCCATCTGTTGCAGAAGAGATTGATTTTCAGGCATTTACGTTTTAGTTTGATTAAAATTGGCCTAAAGGTACGAAAGTTTTTTCATATTTTCCAAATTATTTTAACCAACTTCATTATTGTTACTAACTAAGTTAGTTAGAAAACAAAAACTCCCCAGGGCCATAGCCCCAGGGAGGATCCCTGAAAACCAACAAACAGGGATTTTTAACTTTATGAAGGTGTGCAACAATCGTCTATTTGACTCTGAAGGTTTACGATTTGTTGTTTCAGTATACAAATTTGTTCGTCTATTTTTTGAAGAGACACAGTCACTGTATCACATGTATGAATCTGTGTACATGGAAGGTTTGGACCACTGTATGACACACTATTCGTTGGAATAGGCTGTGCTGTACAAGGTTCACACGCAGCATAAACAGGAGTGACTACAGGTGTGCAGCATGGGTTTTGTGGAAGAAATATCATTTTATGTAAAGAGTTTAGCTATTAAGGAATATACATGATGTAGTAACATCCAAGACCAGGTTGATAGTTGTTATGACCTAGTCCTCCTCCTGTAGAGCCAATAGTAACACTTACGGAGATTCCTGTACTTGCTGAGTTAGTAGTTGCAGAAGAACTCTTTGTACCAGCTTGATCCATATAATCAGCAACAGCACCCGCTTCATCTGGATCAGATTTACCAGGAGCGTAAGCAAGTGTATGTGTGTGTCCAGGATCAGTTACAGATGATGTAGCTGAGTGTGAGTGTGCAGGTATTTGGTTGGTAGCAAGAGTCACTGTATTAGAACCAGCTGTTCCCAGAAGAGTGTAGTTAGGGTTGCTTGGCACAGCAGGATCCACTGCAGGGCTCATAGCTCCACCTCCCATACCTGTTGTCACTCCCACTGGAACACGTCCTCTTTTATCAGGCGTTCCATTTTGACCATTACAGAGGTAGATTTTCTCCCAGTCACCAATACCAGCACCTGTACCATCAAACTTACCTGTAAGAGAGCCATAGTATTCTACAGCTACATAAGGTATCATTTTGTTATAATACTTGGTGCTTGTACCAATACTGTTTAGGTAAGCCTGAATTAATGCGTTGAGATCAGCAAGCTTGACATAGTTTGTATCTACATCAAGAGCTAGCGCTGCAAGGTCCACTTCTATATCACAAATCTTATTGATGGCTGCCTGAAGGATGGCATGTGTTCCAGAAGAACCAGTTACACCATCAAGACAACCCACTGTATATGCTCCCTCTAGAGCAGCAAAGTCAGCCTCAAGAGCAGTGAGTCTTGTGTCAAGCTCACATATGGCCTTTATTAATGCATTGATAACATTTATGAGTGTGAGGTCTTCACATTCTACAAGATTCTTGTTTACAATCTCACAGATAATTTGAGGGTCAATTGGTAAAACTATACCACTTCCATCAAGTGTAGATACAAGAAAAGTAATCAATGCTTGTTCAACATACGAAAGAGAATCTCCTGTTTGAATTCCCAAAACGGGAACATCCACTCCTGTATATCTCACACATTGATCAGAAATTGTTTCTGCACAACCGTTATAGCAATTTGAACAAATGTTGGACATTTATTTATATTTTAAAAGTTTAACTCTGCTCGCAATCATATTCACTGTATAACAAGCAGCATAATCGGGATTACAATACTTGTAGACAAGTATTCTTCTGTAGTTTATGAGTGCCAGCATTACCCCTCCAGGTACAGGCTGGTTCAACATAAACACAACATTATTGTACAAATTGTTTCCAAGGGCTGCCAGTTTACAATCTATCTCAGCGATAAGATTGGGAATACTAGCGCACTCTGGACAATTTGTAAGCCTGGGTGATAACATTTCCTATAATTTTTCTTCCTTGTTTTACAGCAGAATTGCATGCAGCACAAAGACCGTTAATCAATTGACATCCACATCCAACCTTAGCTCCACATTTTTTACAAGCAGCCATATTAATAAAAGTTTATAATGTAGTTGTTTCCAGAACATCCACAATTGTTCTTCAAGAAGTTGTTCAGCATCATATCTGCCTGATTGTACATTTTTGTTGCTTCAACATCAGCACAGTTGTTGGCAGCAGCTAAAGCTCCCTGTATAAAGAAATTTATAGTGTTCAAATCTACAAACGCTTGTGTTTTTATAGCTCTATCACATTCCATCATATCAAGCTTCATAAATGCTCCATCAAACTTCTCTTGTAGCTGTTCAATACGCATGATTGACTTCTCTACATAGTTTAAGTATGCAGGAGCCACAGAATATTTTAAACGATACACACCATCAGGAAGTGGCTGATCCACACCTGGAGGAGTGATTCCTAAGTTTGATGTTGTAAATATGTTGAAGTCATTAACACTAAAAGGTTTGAAGAATGTGCCAAATCCAGGAACTGTGATTTCAATTGTAGCACCAGAAACAACAGGTGGATTAGTTGGATAGGTAGAGGCATCAGCAACCCCAAGTGTGGTTACATTATATGTAGGGATTACCAGTATGTCTAGTTTTAAATCTGCCATGTTGTCTTAAATAATTAAGCCAGAGGATTGAGTTTTAAATCCTCTCACCTCTGGCTTAGGTTAATATAATCTAGGTTATTCTCCTACTATTACGGAATCAAAGTTGTAGTAGTAGAAGTAGAAGGCCATACAGTGGTTGTTGTAGAAGTGGTAGTTACACAAACTCCATTCTCATCAGCCACAGCACCAAGACCAGCTACAAGAACAGCCTCAATTGCAGCTTCAGCAGCGCTATCTTTTTCAACAGCAATGATTACAGTGCTATCTTCTTTGATATAATCGCCCCAGCTGTAAACAGACTTGTCATACTCATTGAACTTGATGTAATAGGTGGTGTAGGTTGTACCATCGCTCACCCAAGATTCAAAGTTCTCGTTGTAGCCATTCATTCTGTAAAGATGCTTCAAGTAACCAGCTTGATAGCTGTAGAAGTTCTTTTCTAATTGTGCAATCTCAGCAGAAGTACCAGTGGCGTAAGAAGAACGCTGTACAACTACAGGATCAGCAACAACGTTACAAGGATCGTACACAATGAAGTCAGCAGTTGTTGCTGGACCACTGTACACGAATGTACGGAACCACATTCTGTCATACTCGAAAGGAAATGCTGCAACGTCACAAGGCTGACCATATTTAGTCAATGGTTTACCAGTGATACGCAAGAATGCGTTTGCATCATTACCAATTCTTTGGAACTGATAGAAATCAGACAAAGTGATGTTGTCAGGGTTGTTACCTGGAGCTTGCAAATTCAAATGATAGATTACATCATCAATGAATGCAGGAACATCAACAGCAGCACAAGGGTTACCGTCACACTCACAACAAGGAGCATTTACAGTGACTGAACGAGTGAAACCGTTAAAATACAAAGTGTCTAAATAGCTAGAGTGAGCACGAAGTGTAAGGGTTACCACCTCACCACATTGTACATTCCAGTTTACTACATCAGTGATTTGAGTCAATGGTGTAGGACAACCGTTCACTTTATACCATTCAGTTACGTTGCTTTTGCAACCAGATCCTGAAGGACAACCTTTAATCTTATCAGAACGCTTAGAGCCTTGCAGATAAGTGTTGGTACGGCCCTGCGCAATATAGAAATAAGGAGAAGCAGCAATGTTACCAGCTGTGGCAACAGAGTAGTCAGCACGGTAGATACCCACCTGACCTGCTGTTAGGTCTTGCGTAGATCCAGAGCTAGGGAGCGCAGTTTGCCCTACTGGTACTACGAAGAGCGTAGTTAATGAAAAATCAGCCATTTTGCTTTATTTTTAGTGATTAAAAAACTTATTCGTTTGTCTGTATCCTGAACTGTGCACTTTGAACAGCGGGTGCGTTCTCTGTATACATAGCTAGGTTTTGTACTGTTAAGTCTACCAATTCATCCTCTAGATAGAGTTCAAGTTCGCAGTCTTGGTTGTAAGATGGTTCTCCGTCAAGCATTATATATCCTTCTTTATTGATATAAACTGGATATCTCATGTAAGACATGTAGATTTTGCTTGGGGTGAATGTCCCATCGGTGAAGATGCTTATTTCATCTGTCGAAAGGAAGTTGAAAGTCTCTTGGTATTCAAAGCTTGGTCTGTAATGGTCGTTGTTCAGAATGAACTGAAGGTCACCATGTTTAGCCAAATCTCTGTTTATCCAGATCTTTCTGTCCTTACACACTCCTTTGTCAGCCAGTACATAACTATCAATATAGAACATGTACTTGGGAACTAGGAGATGCAGATTAGCAAACCATTGATTTAGTTCCTTGTTCTTGAGTTTGAGCTCAAGAGGTTGGTGGTTGTAAGTGATCACCAAACTTTGGAGGTCCTCGTAACGCTTCTTAAAAGCGTCAAGTCCCATTCCACTTATCACACTAAAACCATCAACCTTTTGTTTTATCAGCTTTATCTGAGCCTCATTGAGGGCTAGTATCTTGTCTTCTAAGTTTATCTGCTGGTGTACATTAGTTGATAGTTTATTTAGTTTCTGATCTATCTTGTATAATAAACTATCTACTGGTATCATACTGCAGCTAATTTCTTAGTTTTCAACTTTCCTTCGAGAGTCAAGAGCAAGTCTTGATTGTCATCATCAGAGAGTTGTTTAATCAAATCATCTTCGTCCTTAGCTATTTCAAATTCACCTTCATAGATTTTACCATTTGGCTTAGATCTGTATATTGAATGTGTGATGGCTTGTTTCACTAAGTCTTTGATATGGAGTAAGTTGTCTTTCATATCTGCAAAGCGTGTGAACACTTCAACAGGATTCAACCCCTGATACTTACCGTTTTTAAACTCGGTTTGTTTGAGGACATTGTCTACAAGGTTGTAAACTGCTTCCTCTTTAGTATCATCAGTTACAGGTAGGCCCAACAAACGTGCCACTTTTCTTTTTCTCTCAGGAGTCATTCCATCAAACTTGACAATAGCTTTGTTGATGAGTTGCTTCTTCTTGAACAGAACAGCATTTTCAATTTCATCATCAGCTACGTAAAACTGTGTGTCAGCTGGATATTCACCACGCTCCCAAGCTTGATATGAGCTTGCGATGGTTGGATGAACACGTAACCAAGAAAAAGCTAGTTCCTGTAGAGGAATTGCAAGATCGAAGAAGTTGTCACCATCCAGAAGTTTAACAGGCTGAACATGCATTCCATCTTGTGTAGATGTAGACAATCCATAGTTCCAAAAACTAGAACGAGGACCTAAGTCAACATCACCAAGAGCAGCTTGCAATTTAGCTTTCAGTTTTGTAACACGCTCAATCTCCAAGTCTCTTTCTAGAGGATCAGAAATTCTGCGGATGTAAGCAGCTTCAGTATCAAGTCCTGTTCTGTATTTACCATCCAATTCCTTATAGGGATATTTAAACACCCCTGTTCCAGGAATACGCGTTAAACCTTTTAAAGCAAGTCCACCTTGCATTGTCTGAAGTTGTGAGTTATTATACTCCTTCTTAATTGTTGAGATTTTACCTAACTTACCCATATGTAGTTTATTTATTTGGTTTTATTCGCAGAGTGATTCCCATCGAAGGGATAGCGATTGGGAGACACCCCAGTCCAACCACTCTGTAGTTTGAGAAGAGCTCCCCCACAGGGAGTGTGGGGGGCATTCTCTTCTCGATTTTATGAAGACTAGGATGCTGATCTTACGGGTAGCATCACTAGTACGGTCATTAGAATTGTGGAATCTCTTCGATCAAAACTGTACGAGACAAGTCTTCGATAAAGACATCACAACGGTCTTTCATCCAGATTTCATATCCTGGGAATTTGTTTGCAGAGCTCATACCCTGAGATTTGGCAAATCCCAAATGGTGACGAGTTCCATCAATATATCCCCAAGTCATAGAAGGTGCACCCTTCATACGAACTTCACGGATGTTGTTAACCATAGAACCATCAGACATTGGAGACACGTCAAATACCATGAATACAGGAGTGCTCTTCTTGTTCTGACCAAATTCTAAGTTAGTTTGAGGCAAATCCAATTCTTTCAAATGGATGAGCTCAACACGACCAGTTTCACGTGTAACCATTGCATCGAATGCAAAGTTGTAAGTGATGTGCTGGCCTTCGCCTTGCAAATAACGGTTACCGCTATCAGCCATGAATGTCAAACCGCTGTTCAAAGCGTCATTCTTCAAAGCTTGTTGGAACACGTCAAATCCAGCTTCGTTGGTGTACATTTTCACTCTACGATCTTTAACATCCACCCTTCTGTAGAACAAGTCTCCAAAAACAGAACGGATCAAGTTCGCAGTGAATTCACCACGGTTGTATTGTACCAAGTTACCGTTGTTACGCATTCTGTGGTAAACACCAGCAGATGTACGCTTCAATTCTTGCTTGCTACCATTTGTTTTAACAGTGCCTGGGCGAGACCAAATCATACGCTTAACTTTCAACTCAAGCATAGACTTTCTCATCCAGAACTCGATGAATGGCTCCCATTTAACATCGTTACGAGTTAAAGGAAGTTGGTTACGTCTTTGAGGAGCGTAAACCAAGATATCCAAAGGATTACCTTTGCTATCTCTCATCATTTTGTCATCAGCCCACTCAGTGATTTTGTGCTCAAAACCATATGCAGAACCCAAAGATTCAAACATTGTGATTTGCTCACCCAAACGAGGAAGACCTAACAAGTCTTGGTCAAATTCACCAATCGCAGCGTCAACTAGTTCAAGTTCAATGCCCACTTGCAAGAACACAGGACTAACGAAGTCTACAGTTGGATTGTCTGTAACCAAAGTGAAGCTATAAAGGAAGCCCATGTTCCAAGGAACTGGATCCTTAATAACGTAAAAGCGAGGACCATATTGGCGAGAACCAACAGAAACGATAGCGTTCTTAGAGAACTCGTTTGTGTCAATTACCAATTGGAACTCTTGACCATCAATACCAGGCTTGCTCAACTCAAGAGTGGAAGCAGGGATGTCGATGATTTTAGGGAATTTGTACGGAACAGCTACTTGCCATTTCCAAGCATCGCTATTATTATCAATGTAATAAGGCGTGCTTTTGTTGATCATGTCTAGGAAGTCGTTGCTGTAAAGAGAGCTCTGTGTATAGAGGCTGATGATTTTCTTGTCGTAATCAGCAGGCTCAGTTGAGTGGAAGCTCTCCAGGTGGTTAGCGTCAGTTAGCTTACCAACAGCACGCTTGTCCATAGATGCGACACGAGCATACGTGAAGCCAGTTAGACCTGGGATTGTTTGAATTGCCATTTTGTTATCCTTTTATTTATGAAAATTTATAAGAACCATGAATTTTGTTTAGAAGGCTGTGCACCACCCACTGCTGACTTAGTTTTTGTAACCTGTCTAGCCACTTCCCCAAACAGCTCGTTTGATTTCTTTGAAACGCCTGTTCTTTGGATGGTAGATAATGTAGGGTCTTTTTCTAAGATTTTAAGCAGGAGAGCAACTTTCACCTTTGTTGCATGGTTCTCAGGTCTCTTCAATTCCAAGATGGTCTTGTCGAAATCAGTGAGGGTCTCACCGTTTGCTGTCTTATACTTATCTACCAGCAGGAAGTCTTGTAGTTCGTTTGCCAACTTGGGATTGATGGGTATACCATCAAACTCCTTAGATTTCAGCTTGTCGTTAAGAACTTGCTGAACATTCTGGATGTATTGGTTTTTGATTGCTTGCTTTTGTTGGAGTTCTTGTTCAGCTCTTTGCTCCATTTGTTGGAGTTTTGCAGCTTCCTTTTTAACCAACACTTTATGGTGCTTTGTAGCAACGCTTTCCAAATCACCGTAGTTTTTGAGTCTTTCAACCTCTGTGTTAATGTCTTCAGTTTCAAAACCCTGATCAGCTAGTGCTTGTTTTATCACTGCCACTTGATTATTCTCTTGTGACAAATCCATTTCAGCAAAGCTGGTCACGTTATTATATGTACCAAAGTAGTCCTTTGGATTAACGCCTTTTACGAATATAGCATCAAACGCTTGTTGATAATCTTCCCCAAACTGACCAATGAAGCTCTGCACCATTTCAACAGCTCCTTTCTTCTTCTCATTTTGGAAGCGCTCAAGGAAAGCTTCAGGTGTAGAGATGTCAGCATCTTCTTCATCTTCATCCTTTGAAAAGACACCAAGTTTGAATAGGTCACGAGAAAGTGCGGTGAATTGACTCACTTGTTCTGTCTCCTCATCTTGTGATTCCTCTTCAGCAGCAGGAGCAGCTTCAGCAGGTTTTGCTTCGCCAGCTTTCTTCTTAACTGGTTGAGGATCAACAGGTTGTGTTTCTTCCTCTTCTTCATCAGTGTTGTCACCAAGGAAGTTTGAAATCAAGTCCTGAGCAGAAGGTTCTTTACCATCTTGTTGAGGAACGATTTCTTTTCCTTTAGGCACCTCAGGTTTTGGAGCAGGAGCAGGATCTTCTACGTTCTTTACAATCTCTTGAATCTGATCAGGATTGCTTGTAGAAGTTTCAGGAGAGAGCAAGTCATTAAGAAGCTCTGCACCTCCAGGTCCCATTTCCATAGTATTTTCAATACTAAAGTTGCCAAATGACGGGGTATCAAGGTTCTCAGCCATATGTAGTTTATTTTAAGTTTGGTTTATACGTTTGTAAAAGTAATCAGAGTATATTGAATAGCAAAGAGTTATGCATTTGTGTGAATGTTTTTCCCGTATAATATAGCATTAATATAATTCACTCTAATCAAGTTTGTTTGTAATCGTGTCATTTATGAGTCTAAAGCTTCTGATAGGGGCTATATCTGTAAGCGTAACCTGTTGAATGTCAACTCCCCATTTCTTAGCTTCAACCCTCACCTTCTTAGTAAGTGTATTGTCTATTTCTGGATCTATACACTGTTCTAGAGGTAGGGATATGACGATGTTCTTGATGATAGACTGGGTCATATCAGCCAAGGCATCCTGAGCATCAAATACTTCCAGGAGGAACACTTTGACATCAGATATCTTATATTTGACAACACCTTTAACAACTATGTTTTGTTTATCCTTTGTATATAGCGACTGGGCAGAAAGGCTCAACGTTGTTACAACAGCATGCTGCTGTATCACTTCATCTATAACAGGGAGTTTCACGTGGAACCCTGGTTTCAATACCTTCTTGAACTTACCAGCCCTTAGCAAAACAGCTTCCTCATAGTCTGGTATGATCACTGCTGGCATCAAAAAATTCCACCAATGAGTTATTAGGTCTATGAGTTTATCAAACATTATTTAGGTTTTTTAGCTCGATTTCTAGCGTTCACCTTTGCTATTTCGAGATCGTTCTTTTGGTTCTCTCTAGCCACCTTCAGCTTTTCTCTTTCGATTTCCAGCTTCTGTAAACTTTGAGAGTTCTTAGACTGAATGTCTGCCATCTTCATTTCATATTCTCTGCCTGTACGTGACTGTTCAGCTGCAATCTTCTGAATTTCCAGAACATCAGGAGCTCCACTCTTGTCTATATCTGTAAGAGGACCCACCTTAGCTTCAGCATTTATCAGAGCTATTTCTTTTTTATTGATTCTATCAAGTTCATTCTGATAGTTCTCATTAGCCATATCTTGTTCCTTCTGGAACTGAGCCTGTTGCAATTGAGACTGAGCAATCTGAGCTTGTTGATCAAGTTGTTGCTGTTTCAACTGGAGCTCACTATTTTGTAGATCCATTTGTCTGTTTCTCAAGTCTTTAAACACTTTCTTCATTGCTCTCATAGACTTGGTACTGTAAAGTTCAATTACATCATACAATGTACCACCATTCTGGATGATAGCCTGAGAAAGACCTCTAAGCTCGTCAAACATTTGCTTATCTTCAGGACGATTTGTCAAGAATACTTTCAAATCTCTAAACTTGAGATCAGATCCATTTACAGAAACAAATGCTGATTCACCTTCACTGGTGATATAACTTAGTGTAGACTGAGGCTTCTTGGATTCTACATATAGGGCAGCATCAATGATTGCTTGATAGAGCTGACCCATAATATATTCGTGAGCTACAAATAATGGTTCTGTTTGAGAATAAGATTGTTGTACAGCTGTGTTTACACCTGTAGCAGATTCACTGGATGTAATAGATCCCATACGTTGTCTGCTCATTCCCACAAGTTCCCAACATTCGTTCTTGAGCTGTTGAGCCAGTGTGTAACGAGATTGTATTTCCTGTGTACGTGTAAGATCAATGTCTCTAAACTGATTGAATGAGCTTGGACTCTTTAGATTCTCAGGGCTGTCGTCAATAAATACAACACCACGATTACGAGCTTCCATTTCCCAGATGTCTAGTGCATCTTGTGCATCACCATCCTTGGGAACGGGAATGTGCCTGATGGATGTCAAGTACACCTTACCCACTTCCTTCTCAAGGAGCTTGTAAAGCTGGTTCATACAAACATTGTAGAGCACCTGGAAAGGCTTCATTAAGTCTACAAGACTCTTAGCCTCTGTGTTCTTCACCTCAAATGTTGTACCAATGATGGGACAATAGTTGAGAAGATTAAACGGTTTGATGTGGTAGATGTCTGGACCAATCTTTGTTCCTTGATACCACTGATTTATCCATCCCCATTCTAGAGACTGCTGTGTAGGAATGGTGTTAGATTTGTAATTCTCATCTACCAGGACAGACTGCTCATTTCCCAATTCATCCAGGTAAATGACCTTACCGATCTTCTTCTTACTAATCCAATAAGAACGGACAACAACATACTTGTATCCAAAAGAGGAAACATTTGATGTGAGTCCTAAGAAGTCTTTCAGCCCATCGTTGTTCTCCTTCATTTCTGATTCAATAATCATACGTGTCTGAAGAACAAGAGGATCATATGTGTCGTACATTACAGAATCAATACCAGGAATCGCATCAGGATTACCTAGATTGGATTCACGTACATTAATAAGTCCGTAGTCTTGAAGAGATGAACGCAGGTGATCTATCTCCTCTTTAGTGAGATCAGGAATGCTCTCAATGATCTCTGAAAGCTCCATAACTTGAACAGTACCAGCAGCATAAGCACCTTGAGCTCTCCCTGTAGGGTCGCTAATCCACTTTCTATCAGGCGTTGTGAGAAACCATGTATTCTTTGGGTTAGCCACCTCAATGTTAAATCCAAGCTTTGAATTATCTTCATATATGTGATAGAATTCTCTTCCTGATATAAGCATGTCACGAAATGCATCTTCTGATTTCTCCTTTAGATTGAACTCTGCCTTTTGACATGTCAATACATGGTTGGCCCATTTCTCAGCTACAGATGTATAACTGTCAAGCACATCTTTCACTTGCTCCATTGTCATTTGTTCTAGTTCCTCTGGATCAATCTCTTGACCAGTCATTGCGGCTTGCTGAACAATCTTTTGCTTGGCTTGACTAATTACGTATTGTTGTAGAATGTCTGTTTTAAATTGCAGCTCTTCAGCTTTGCTGTCATCATCAAACGCTTTCACCCTGAATGTATCAGGACGCTTTGTGATTTCACCAACCAGCTCATTCACTGGTGTAGTCATGATGGAATACATCTTCACATATGCAGGAAGCTGTAAGTCAGCTGTCATGATGTCTGTAAATGATTTCACCTGTGGTTCTTGATAGAAGTCTTCCATACGAAGAATACCTTTTATCAAGTCGTAGTTTTTGACAAATGTATCACGGTTCTTTACATACTCAGCATAAGACTTGTTTGCAAAGTAGTCCATCGTGTTCTTTATCCAACTCTCATCCTGCTTCTCTTTGTCAGTTTTAAACTGATCAGGGAATATGTTTAGATAGGCATATCTAATCGTAGCATCCTTGGTATATCTAATGATAGCCATTATGTAAAAAGTTTACTTTTTTTCCTTTTATTAAATAACCCACGAGATTCTGTGAACAACACATTCTTCTTATTGGGTTTGAATATCGCGCTCACTCTAGGATCACTGGATCCTCCCACCTTACCAAGCACAGGATCCATCTTAAGAGCCTGAGCAATAGCAAGTTCTGCAGCCACAATACGGTCAAAGTTACCTTGATCGTTGTATTGGATGATTTCTTCCAACAGCACAGGATCAAATATCTTTGATACACCTGTCACTTCTTTCACTATCTTTCCGTCATCATCCTTCTCAGAATACACCACTTCCTCCATATACTTCTTCAGACAGTTGTGTAGATAGTCTCTGATTTTCTCAGAAGAACGGTGTACACCATAGTCACGTTTCACTGTTGTTCCAGGCACCACTTCCTTCAACCAATCAGGTTGCTTCTCTAGGTAGTGTGCATCTCCTTTTGCTTTCATATATTCTATGAAAGATATGTCATCGTTCTCACAAAGTGTACGTGCATTGAAATACTTGATGAGAAGTCGTGCCTGTTCTTCCCAGGTGTCTTTCTTATCAGGTCTTGCACAATACGAAGCTACGAACATATCCTGATATTTCTCTCCTGTAATATCATGCATTCTTTTATAAATGTACACACTACCAAGAGATGTAGAATACGCAGCTTGTCCTTGTCTGTATGGGTCAACCCCTGCTACATAGAGTCCGTATGGAGGATTCTCGATAGGGAATTCGTATATAACAACAGGAGCATCTTTTAAGTCACTGTTCTTTAGAGGGAAGTTGGTTATTGGTTGTTTGTCCGTAAACTCGTGACAAATCTTTTCACCGTCATTAAACAGAATAACAGGAGTGCCCGTACGCCCCTGCATAAGCAACCTACTCTTTTGACGTTTGGCTGCTTCTATATCAAATATGTTTGTGTCCTCATTGAGGAAGATGTCATCCACTTCAATTGGATAGTACATCTTCTCTTTCAAATAAGCCACTCTGTCTCCAGCCTTCTTTAGTCTTTCTAAATTGTTTGTGGTGATTTCAAGAGCTTTGTCTTCATTGCTCACCAACATCTTAACATTATACAAGTCACTGTCAACAGGCTGTTCCAAAAACTCACCGAGCGTGCTTTCTTCTTTTGCCTCCATGCGATACTTATATGAGATAAATAACCCATGAACGCGCGTGTCATCTTTCTCATTGTTATAACTTAGGAAGTTAAAATTGTCTGCATCAAACATCAAGGATTTAGCATCCATGAATTTCTTCATATCACCACCTGTACCTGTAAGCAAAGGAGAACATCCCCAACCATAAGGTGTGGTGAAACCAGGCACAGCTGCCTGAAAACCTCTAAGGAAATTTCCCTTACCAATCTCATCAATAATTAGTTTACGTGGTTTTGTACCTGCAATAGCTTCCTCGTTATTACCTTCATCCAAGTTACGGATGAGGATTTGGGAGAACGGTATACGTTCCCCTCCACGAGTCTTGATACCTAGGGTGACTTGGTTTTTCCAATTATCCTCCACTCTCTGCCATCTCCATGCTTCAGGCAAAAAGTTGAGGCCCTTGTCCAGCTTATCTGTGATCAGCTTTATATCGGGGGCATTTAACCCAGCGATCACATTCTGGGAATTTTCGTCAAACGTTGCGCCCCACCCTATGTAAGAAGCCTCTAAAACAGACTTGGCAAAACGTCTAATTCCTAGGATGACCAAGCCCTTTTTTTCTTGTTGTGCCCTGTCGATTTCATTTGTCACTATCCATTCGTTATCACGCAACAGGGGATTGGCATATTTCTGATATATTCTTCCACGCTCATCAACAACATCCACCTCTGTATGCCACATGTTCAGATGCCAGTATAAAAATGGGTTGATGTATACACCGCCCATCATGCAACCATTGAGACAAAGCTCTTTGTGAAAGTCATAGAACTGTTTATACTCCTCTGACTCACGGTCAGGCAGACGCCCCTGGTTAATAAACCAGTCTTTGTAGTCTATGCTTTTAAGCTCGCCCATTATCGTCTGCTCTTAAGGAAGTCCTCAGCCATGGAGCTTAGTTCTCCATTGCCTCTGATTTCCACTTTAGCTTCTTCCTTCTCTCTTAGTTTCTCCACCACCTCTAGAAGAGCCAAGTAGTTCTTCATTGTTTCCTGTATAAACTTACCTTGTGCTTCGATTGATGCAATCACCATGGGAAGCATGCCTCCTTTGGCTGTAGGTTTCCACTCAATCCTATCTTTAAGTTCATGCAGGGGATTGGCATCAACATACGCCTTCCAGGAGGAAAGCTGTTGTTCTGCCCAATCAAGCTCAGCATTTACGTATGTAGTTTTTTTAATAGTCTTCGCCATCTTCTTCTTTTAATATGTTCTCCAGATTCATCCCCTCCTTTATAATCTGATCAATTTCACTCTCGTCTGTATGGGGCACGTCCATGTCTAGCTCAGCCTTGTATTTATCAAGAGCAAACAACAGCTCTCTGTCAGTGAGTCCCCACACATCTCCATATTCATCTAGCGCAGTGGCTAGGTGTCTACCCATATTGTAATTAGGGTAGCTTACATGTAATTGTTGTAAGAGTGCGAGCACTCTGTAATAATCATTGGGTCTTCCCATGTCTACAATTTAGGCAATAATCCCAGCTGAACTTGCAGACAGCTTGTTTAGTCCAGGCGTAATTACATCCTTTATAAGCTTAGCAATCTGTTCGTTGGCCAGTGTTTTTACATCTTCTGAAATGCCTGGTGTGGCAACAAGTGCCCCCAGCTTTTCAATTACTATCCATGCTTCCACTACAGGGTTCATATTAATTGGTTTAAATCTTCGTCTGTCATATCTTCGTCTTTCCTTTCATCCAGCTCCACATCTATTTCAAACTCATCCTCAGGATTGACATTCATATATTCTTCCTTTATGGCTATAGCAATGTTGTCTTGCACCTCGTTGGCTGTTCCCATGATGTCAACATAGTCAGCCCCCTTGTTCCAAGCGTCATGAAGAATGTCTATCAACACCTTCAACGGAATTTTCTTCAATATTACTTCGTTGTTTTCCATCGTTTTTCATTTGCTCTTCTTGTTCTTGTGTCACCACAGCTGTCCATTTCTTTAGAGGACATTCACATGAGAGACACTTGGTTTTAGCAGACAGGGTGCATCCACATTTTGTGCAATGCTCATCGAGACGTAGGGTTTTATATCCCCACCTGTTAGATGAATGATAGTCACATTGCTTACAAATGCTAAGCCTCGAAAGGCTCGTCTCCTTTATAATCGTCTTCAGCTCCTCTGAGGGAAACAGGTTGTTCTTCCATCCCTCGTAAATCTGTGATAGCATACATTCTTGGTTTTAAATCTCTTATGCAATCTTTAGCAATCTGTAATTTGAGCTCCAGCGACTTCCTTTTCTGTTCCGTCAGTGCATCGTCTTCCAACATCTTAGAGAACAGCGCCACCTGACTGTGATGTTTCTCCATCTGCCTGACAGCCTTCCCCTCATTGAAGAAGAATTTCCCAAACCCACTTATCTCCAAGCTCTTTACATTCTTCAGCGCCTCATTAGCTCCCTGAAACTGGTGGTTGACAACAGCCTCAATCGTCTTCTCACTGAGCAACATCTTAGGAGCCAGCTTTCTTATTATCCAATCCTTGACGGACAGACTCATTGGCTTATTGTCCGTGAACAAGTCTGATTTCAAGGGTGACATCATTTTCAAAGTTTAATACTATCCTAGGATTCACCTTCACCTTCGTCCCATCCTTCACTAATACGCCCATCTTCTTCAGCCTAGAAATAATGTTATTTATAGACGGATTGGTGGTGCCATACTTCTCACAAAAATCCTTCCTTATATTAGCATAAGAGATGTTACCTCTTATAGCTGCATAGGCTATAAGCTGTATTTCCCTCTGTGTAAGCTTCAAATCATTAATAGAAGAAAGGATGGTGTAATACCTCTCTGCTAACAGATAATCGTCCTTCTCTTCCTTCTTTAGTTTTTGTAATATCACTCTCATTATGTAGAATGGTACAAAGATACAATGTTATTCTAACATGTTCAAATACAATCTTTTAGCTTATTGCTATATTATGCTCTTTTTTCCATCTCCCAGACCATTCCATCCACCACTTACACCCATTTAACCACATTCTATCTATAGGACCAGACTTATTCTCTCACCCCACCCTCCACCCCAAAGTTACAAACCTTCCTCCATATAAGCCAAATTTATTTTTGTAAACCTATGGCCTGACAAAACACCCCCCTATGTCAACTCATATCCTGACAAGCCCCCCTACACTTGTAAGTGCCCCTAGGTATTATGTGTATAGGAGGGGAGGGTACTCCATTTCAAAACCCCCAGCCTGTCTTGCAATGTTGGGGCTACCCCCCATCAATTGCTACAGAATGGGCGATTTTGCCAGGTAAAACGTTCTGGAAATCTTTTCTAAAGGACAGCAACAGTTCAACGGTCTGCCACAAGTTCATTGCTGCATTCTAAAGGAATAGATTAATTATGGAGAATTAAGCCACTAAGAACGGCAGACACATCATGGGAAGACCAGTTCTTCCCTTGTCCTCATTCCATCCCAAAACCATTTAACAGCCTTAAAATTAAACGTTATGCTAGTAACAACAACAAGCCAATTGACAGGCAAACAACACACAATGGAGCTAGACATTACAGAAGAACAGATTGATTCCTACTTAAGTGGTGCTAAGGTGCAGGATGCATTTCCTCACCTCAAGCCACATGAAAGGGAGTTCATTCTAACAGGAATGACACCTGAAGAGTGGGATGAATTAGTTGCATTCGGAGAATAAGCACGCTCAATGCGTGCTTTTTTTATTCATTCCAAAACCATTAAACAACTATAAATCAATACATTATGTTTAAAGTTACAGTTATTCTTCACATTGACAAGACAATGAACATTTGCCAGAACATGTTTGGAGAAATGTTCTTCCTGCCTGAATTAATTAGTGGTTCATTGAAAACACCATTCTATGCTGTAATCTCTGACCAAATGAAAGATATAAAAGACTTCAGCCCACTGTGGGGAGAAGATATTAGTGGGTCATTCAAGGTGATTGGTGCTGCCTTCCAAAGGAAAAGAGACATGCTGGATTGGTTGACAATACCAGCAATGAAGAGTTGTGAGCAATATGAACCAGACGCAGAATGGCTTGAGTTAGTAAGTTAGCAATAAAGGGGAATTGCTCCCCTTTTTTCCCATCATCCATCCCAAAACCTTTTATCGGATATAGGTTTATTATTTATTATTAACTTTAAAAACAAAAACAGATGAACAAGAATTATGTCATCAACAATGGAGCATTCACAGCAAGCGGTAATTTCTCAGGCTACACAGCACTCGGAGACAGAATCCATTTGTTCAAGCGTCAAATGCAGGCTCTTGGTTGGGAAAGTCAAACAGACGTTAAGTTCCCATTCTATTGCATTGCTACGATTAAGCAGATTGGACAGCTTGATTTGAAAGGCAATCCTGTTGTTGATGAGAAAGGTCTTCCTGTGACATCAGACAGGCTTACAGCTCTTAGTGCGTTCAAGACACGCGATGAAATCAAGCAGGCTCATGCTGACGCAAGCTTGTTAGACATTGAGATTGCTCAAGAGATTCGCACACAGGCTAGCTCTGCTGGTCTTACAGAAGAATCTCTCAAGGCTCTTGCAAGCTCACCGTTCTAAACTAACCAAGAAAGGCTCTCACCCACGGGAGTCTTTCTTTTTTCCCATTGTATATATGGGTGGGCAATGGTGTTTTGTTGCGTAGGGTGGGTGTAATCAATTGATTCTCAGTGTGTTAGAGAGATGCAGTGTGACCCATAGACACTTATAAGGGGTAAATTGATAATAGGACACATCGGCCAAATAGGACATAAATATAGCATTAATCAACCATTTTATGCAGCTGGCTCTCTAATGTATGGAAATGTAAAAGATAAGGGAGAGATGCCATGTTTACGTGGTTAATACCAGGAAATGAGGGTTCGAGTCCCTCCAGCTGCACACACTATTTATTCATTTAAACCATGTATTATGACCAGACAACAACTTATTGATTACATCCTTGACAACACAACATGGAAGCTTGAAGAACTTGAGACGTATACAGACGAACAAGTGGCTAAATTAGCTGCTGATATAGAGGAAGGATATAGGCTATTAAAACAGGGAACATATGGAAGAGAATCTTAATATATATGACATGAAGGTGCGTATTGTCAAGAAATGTTGGTATGACATAAATAGGTTTCCAACAATGAAGGACATATGTAATGCTACAGGGCTTACAGAAAGAACATTACACAGGTTTGCTAGGGATAATGATTTGCCTAGGAGGACAAGAGGTAGGATGAGGGAGCTGATGGTAGCAGAATACATTAAAAATAATTCATAGGATATTGGTTGATGGTCGTACATCTCATGCTAGGATACATTGAGTCTTAGCTAATAACTAGGGGACAGATCCCAACAGTTGTTTTGGTTGACTATTTCATTTTTAATGAACGCTCCTGTATGTCTATACGGGAGCTTTTTTTTATTTGGTGGTTTGGCTATTTATTGCTATATTTATGCGACAAAGTATTTATTCACCCTTCAAATACAAAGCAAAATGAAAACCGTAAAATTTACAGACGTAAAAGATTTTAGGAACTTCCAGAAATTAGCTAATCAGCTTCGCATCTTCTTTGAATGTACTTATTCAAAAGGAGACATATTGGTGATAGCTGATGCAGCATTTCTAGAAGGGTTGGGTTACTAAGTGCTGTAACTCTGAAGCAGCTCTGCAATATGGGCTGCTTCTTTTTGTTACATTTTTAAGTACGTAAAAGTGTAACAGAATGCACTTTTAAGCAGTAATATCATTCATGAGGAACAAATTATACGTAAAAGTGTATAATAATGCACTTTATGATGAAATTATATGCAAAAAGCACCATCAAGCACGGTTTGTGTTGAATAATGTGTCATAAAACGCACATTTTGCGGTGTATTTGTCCCATATAAGTCACATTATAGCTCATTTGGCTGAGTTTTGTAGCTCATAATCAGCCAAATCAGGAAGTAAATGCATGACATTTTCGGTAAAATTCATGCAAATTCATCACATAATCAATTGTAAATCAATTATATATGAAATCAGAAACTTTAGAACGTACATTGACAGCTATAGCATTTATAGGCATAGTGTACATCGTTATTAATCAGAACATCACATTGAGAAAGATGGAAGCTGATTGTATGATTGAGGGTGGTGATATAGCTAAAGACAGCCTAATACAAGAGCTTACACGTTATCAACTAGCTCTAGACATGCTCAAGGATGAAGATCCAAAGGCTGCAGATGCATTCGAAACATTATTATACACTAAAACAGAAAAGCCATGAAAAAACTACTATTAGTATTAGCTATTACAGCCATTGGTTGTACAGCAGCCAAACAAATCATTATTGGTAAGGCACTATTTGACAAAAGACAGAGAGAATCACTGAGCCATTTCTCTGTGAATGACATCACTGTCTATTACAAGGATAAGCCTATTGCCAAATACCAAGCTAAAACCTATTCATTAGATGCTGGTGAGCTGGTAGAAGAATACAATTTGTTGCTAATTGACAATCATATCAAGGATAAGCAGATTATCGGAGACCTTATAGACTTTGTATCAGACAGGCATCAGGGAGCTGAGGTGGAGGTAGAAATAGATTCTAATGGCAGCATATTCAAATTATAAAAAAGAATAATATGGTGGGAACAATCTTTAGAAAGCACATTGAAAGACATGAGCTGGGCACACATGGCAATTCTATGTATCAAGCATGGAAGGTGATAAAACAAATAGGTGATGGTTTGTATGAGTGTGTACGTGTAGATAATACACAAGATCCTATGGGTGCAGCCAATCCACAAAAGCGTACATTTAAAGAAAAAGACATTCTTAATTACTTGAAAAACAAGCCAGATGACACACCAAACAGTGGAGCTCGTCCTTAAGAGCTATATGCCTAAACAATTGGAAATAGGCATGTGGTTCATCATTAAAATTAATCCAGGCACACGAAAAGAATATACAGAGATATGGGCATTGGATAAGATTCCTCAGGAAAGCATGGAAGAGTTTATTGTGAAAAATGGAGCGCCTGTAGAGCCTTATTTGATCTATGATGAACAGGTGATAGCTGAGCCACATGAGATAGGCTGGTGGGATGAAGGAGAGCATACAGACGAATTAAGAGACATAGAGCTCAAAGATGTTAATTTCATCCTAGAAGAATGGGATGGTGAGGTGGATGTAGAGATTGATGAATGGGACTATGCTCATGAGGATGCTATAAATCCAATTCTGTATGCAGGCAAGGTGACCATGTCCATTCCTGGTGAGTATACAGAGGAAGATGATGACGGACCATGGATGTGTGAGCATTGCAATGGTACAGGATATGGATCTACACCAGACACAGTGTGTGTTGTATGTGGTGGGGAGGGACAATATTATGAATATGACGAATTTGATGAGGCTGATACGGACGATAATTCCTAACAAAAACAAAAAGCATATGATTTTAGAAAACATTACGATTGAAAGGCTAGAAGAAATCGAACAAGAAAGACTAGAAACACAAATGGACCCAGCCTATCAGCAGTGGTTTGACGAAATGCACATATCCAGACTGTATGTAAGCAGAGAGGGTATAACAAACGCCAACCGCATGATGGCAGATTATTCACATTAAATCAAAGCAAATGACCCTTCAAGAAGCGTTGGAAAAGCTCCAACAAGCAAAAGACATTGATGATTGGAACAACATTAGAGACGGTATTAAATCACAGCTTCCCATGCCTGTTTGGCTAAAAGAATATGCGCCAACAATAGATGGCTCAGGGCTAGTGGTGGACATACTCGGATCAGACAGACCTCGTTAATTATTTACTAACAATTAAAATCAAAGAAAAATGTCAAGGTTAACAACAGAACAGGTACAGGAATTAAAGACAGTTATTCGTACAGGAGAACCAATTGCAGCTATTGCTGACAGACTTGCTCCTCAGTATGGTAGAAAAACATCATCATTTCGCATCACCCTTTACAATCTAGCTAAGCGTACACGCAAGGTGGCTGAGTGGAATGGTCCTAAAAGACGTAGAACAAAGAATACAAATGCTACAAAAAGGACAGAAATGGTGTCTATTATGCAGCCAAGATTGATGAGTGCAATGGTGGAGCAGCACAAAGACCACATTAGAATTTATTTCTAAACAATAAAAGCACACACTTATGCCAGCAACCCTCGTTTACCGCTCCTCATGGAGCTCTGTTAGGCCATTAGTTTATTCAGATGATTCAGACAATCCAAATGTCAACAAACTAATAGATGCCATCTTCAAACGAAAGAAGACCAACAGGCTCACATTAGAGAACAACAAGATGTATTATTCTCCTTCAGATGATTACAAGAAAGTTGTTCGTTTACGAAAATTTAAGTAAATTTGAGTGCCTACAGCAATGTGGGCACCAATTTTAAATCTTTCATTATGGCAAAAGATACATGTATCCTCTGTGGTGCAGAGACACCATATGAATACGAAACACACATTGATATGAGGACGGGATATATCGAGGGAGCAGGACAGCTCTGCATTAAATGTTATAGGAGAGGTACAGATCGTACACACATTTTGATTCCAACACATATTGTGTATGACACTCCTAATGACCAAGAGCTAGGCACTAAAGTGAGGCAAATTTATTACGAGAATATAGATGATGACATATGACAGACATAGCAAAATGTAAAGGAGAAGATTGTCCTTTAAAAGAGACATGTTATAGATATACAGCTCCTGCAGATGAATATGGGCAGTCATATTTTGCAAATCCTCCATATGATGAGGATAAGAAGGACTGTGATTATTATTGGGAAAACGATTAATGATGGACAACGTAATTATCTACGACATAGAAACGCTTAAAGAATATTTCCTGGTTGTTTGTCTTATTCCTCAAGAGCCCTATAGAATATTCAGGGTGAATAAGGATGAGAACAGCCTAGATGCATTCATCAACTTCACAGAGAAGTACAAAGACTATTATTGGGTGGGCTACAACAACTTGCGCTTTGACTCTCAAGTGGTAGAATGGGTGATACGCAACAATGAATATTGGCATGAGCTTTCTGCTCTAGAAATTACAGCTAAAATCCACCAGAAGGCAGCAGATGTGATAGATGATGCCAATCATGATGTATTCCCAGAATATCGTGAGACAGACCTCACATTAAAACAAGTGGACTTATTTAGAATACACCACTTTGACAACAAGAATAGACGTGTTAGCTTAAAGAGGCTAGAGTTTGAGATGGATTTAGAGAACATTGAGGAGATGCCTATTGTGCATAACAAGGAAGGAATGACCACTGAGGACATTGTTACCACCACAGGTTATTGTATAAACGATGTATGGGCTACCTATCAGTTTTACTTGGTAACAATTGGACAGACAGATCATCCTCTATATAGAGGAAACAATCAAATTGAGTTGAGACAGGATATCGAGCAAGAGTTCGGTATCCCGTGTCTCAATTATTCTGACAGTAAGATTGGTGATGAGATGATCAAAAAATACTACTGTCAGGAGAAGGGCATTGATTATAAAGAACTGCCCAAGAAAGGATTCTTTAGAAAGAACATACTTGTAAAGAATTGTATTGCTCCATATGTGGAGTTTCAAACAAAAGAGCTGCAGGAATTCCTTAAGAGAATAAAGAAGCTGAGCCTGGGCTTGCAAGATGATTTCAAAGAGGAGCTACATTTCTATAACAATGTGTATTCTTTTATGAAGGGTGGTTTGCATACAGAGAATAGTCCTAAGATATTTGAAGCTGATGAAGATCATCAGATAATAGACTGGGATGTGTCTAGTTACTATCCAGCTATCATCATCAATAACAAGCGTTATCCACAACATTTGGGACCAGCATTTCTCAGAGGCTATCAAGCCATGTTTGAGAAGCGTCTAGAGCTCAAACCTTTAGCTAAGAAGGATAAGAAGATTAAGGGTATTGTGGGTGCACTGAAGCTCGCTGTAAACTCTGTGTATGGCAAATCTAGTGACATGCAGTCCTGGATATATGATAGACAGCTCACTATGTTCACCACTATAACAGGAGAGCTTAGCCTGATGATGCTTATTGAGGCATATGAATTAGCTGGTATACGTGTTATTTCTGCAAACACAGATGGTGTCACAATTCTTATAAAAACTGTGACATTAGACAGAATGCATGAGATAAACAAATGGTGGTCTAGTCTCACTCAATATGAGCTAGAACGCACTGATTATCAGAAGATTGTATTTTCCACGGTAAATGACTATATTGCAATAAAAACAGATGGAGAAATTAAAAAGAAGGGAGACTTCCTCACAGATTTCGAGCTTCATAAGAACAAGTCAGCGCGTATTATCCCGTTGGCTCTTGAACAATATTATACTAATAATATACCTGTTGAGCGTACTATTAGGAGTTGTGATAGGATATTTGATTTCTGCCTGAGACAGAAAGCATCTAAAGACTTCCATTATGAAGGAATAGATAGGTCCACAGGTGAGAAAACTGTCTATGACAAGCTCATTAGGTATTATGTATCCAACACAGGACAGAAGCTCCTCAAGGTGAAGAATGCAGACAGTCAATCTACAGCTGCAGATGTTATGCAAGTGGAAGCAGGTGAGTGGGTTTGTACAGTGTGCAATCATTTAGACAAAAGCCATCCTCTAGATAATATCAATTATCAATATTACATAGAGCGCGCTGAGAAAATCATTCATAAGATTGCTTATGAAGGAAGAAAGCGCAAGGTGGTAGTAAATCCTAACCAACTAACATTATTCTAATGAAACTAGCAAAAGGAGATAGATTCAAGAATTACATTGGTGAACTGTGTTTCATCAGCTACATGAGAGGAGACATCATCAAACTTACATACATTGATGATAATTCATATGTAGAGGTGTGGGACAAGCAGGAGTTTATTGATGAGGTGAATGGAAATAGATTCTTCCCACAGCCTAAGGTGGTGATTAATAGAGCCAATGTATCTACACATTTGGTTGAATATCAACTCAATATGATTGGTAAAACCATGGAGGAAACCAAGAAAGAAAAATGGTATTCCACTAACACCATGACTACCAAACAATATGAATTATTCAAGTCATATGCCATTCCTTTATTAAGGAAGGTGTTCAAGTTCAACAAAACTAAAGCTGAGCAAACCTTTCAATGGTTTGACCTGCAATTTGGCCTTCGCATAAAAGACTAAAACTCCCCCAACCCATGACTTATTTATTTATTGCGATCCTTGTGATCGTATGGATATGGATTGCCTATGAGATAATCCATGCTCCAACAATGAAAGAGAATAATGACGCAGATGATGATCCAACAACAACATTTTGGCACGAAGACTAACAAAAATTGTTATGAACAATCCAATAATTTCTGAAGATTTTGAGCGGGAAAGTCTCAAAGATTCCGTATATTTGTTAGAAGAGCAACAGAGAATAATGCAAGAGATTATGGAAGAAGAGAATACACGTCTTCCAGCAACTGTGACAGTGATTTACGAGAATAAACCCCAGCCAAATGACCAACTTAAAGATAACTCCTTACCATTTTGAAGAGTTAATCAAGAAAAGTTATTCCCTAGATGTTATATATCTTTTGAAGCTGATAGAGCAGAAGTTTGATGTTCAACCTCTCTGTGAAGGGAGTATGAAGATTGCTGCGCTCTATCAGACTTTGATTAGAAAAGGACTCATATCCAACACTGATGAGAAGATAACAACATTGGGTGAAGAACTGCTCCAGTTTATGGAGACCAAAGAGGCTACAAAGATTATAAAGCGTAAGCCTGCTACAACAGAATTTGAAGAGTGGTGGAAAGCCTATCCAGGCACTGATACATTTACACACAAAGGAAAGAAGTTTACAGGCACAAGAGGCTTAAAACAGAATAGAGATGAATGTAGACTGAGATTTGACAAAATCCTTCTAGAGGGAGAATATACAGCTGGACAGCTGATAGAAGCATTAAACTTCGAGGTGGCTCAAAAGAAAGAGAATTCTGTAAAGACAGGCACTAACAGACTTAGTTATATGCAGAACTCCTTCACTTATTTGAACCAACGAAGCTTTGAACCATTTATTGAACTAATTAAAGAGGGTGGAAAAGTTGAAGAAACTGATAAACCCGTAGGAGGAACAGACGTATGACACATGAACAATTATTACAATATATTAAAGAACAGATTGCAACCCATCCTAAAATGAAGCCAGATATTCTCAGTTATTATCAGCTCTGTTTGGATGAGATAGAAGAGGGTGGTAGCCCAGAACATGAGCGTGAGTTATGTCATAACAGTATAGAAGAACTAATAAAAGAATCATGAGTTTTGAACTACTTAAACAAGAAGTGGAGCTTGGCCTAGCAGGGAGGAATAACGGTATACCCATGGGTTTTAATAGGCTAAATAGATATATTGGCATTCGTAAGAGCATATACTTCCTGGTGGGTGGTTTAACAGGCTCTGGTAAGACTAGCTTTATTGATGATGCCTTTGTTCTCAATCCATTTGACTGGTATATCAGCCAAACTGATCCAGGAGTGAAGCTACGCATCATATATCGCTCTATGGAGCGTTCTAGGACCTATAAGCTGGCTAAATGGGTGAGCAGGAAGATATTCATCGACCAGGGCATCATCATCCCTGTAAGCAAGCTATTGGGCTGGAATGAGAAGATGACCAAGGATGAGCATGATTTGTTCATGATGTATGAGGATTATATTGGCAGAATGGATGACATCATTACAATCATTGATGGTCCAGAGAATGCTGTGGGTATAGCCAAGGAGCTCAAAGCTCACGCTCTACAACATGGTAAGATAGAACAGGTGGATGAATATAACAAGCGCTATTTCCCCAATCATGAGAATGAGATAACACTTGTGATTATTGACCACATTGGTCTACTAAAGACTACGAAGGACCAAACCACTAAGAAGCAGGCTATTGATAAGATGAGTGATGAGCTCAGATATGCTCGTGACTTCTATGGATATACGCCAGTGGTGGTGAGTCAGTTCAATCGTGATATTAGCAATCCCATCAGGATTAAGAATGGTGATGTTGAGCCTCAGCTAGAAGATTTTGCTGAGAGTTCACAGACACAGAATGATGCTGATGTTGTATTAGCCCTGTTTGATCCTATGCGCTATAAGGTGGCTGACCCAAGTGGTTATGACCTGAATAAGCTGAAGGACCAATATGGTGCTAAGTATTTTAGAAACCTTAGGTTGATAAAGAATTCCTATGGTGAAGATGATGTGCGCATTGGTCTTGGTTTTATGGGCCAGATCGGTATGTTCAAAGAACTGCCTAAACGCAATGTAATGACAGACGCTGATTATGAGGCAGTGATTAACAAATCCTATTTTTTAAATAACCAACTATGAACGTGAAATTATTCTCCACTTTTCCAAGTGAGAAAGAACCCTACTGGCAAATTGTATTATTACCCACAATAACAATCCTGAGAAGTCCTGATCCTTTAGATAGATACACAGTGATCAACCTGGAGTGGCTTTTCTGGAGCGTGTCAATATTTACACATGACAAAGAAAGACTATCTAACAGTGAGGATGACAAATCCTACTATACTAATATATGAGAAGTATAGGGAGAAGCATGACCCAAATAAGCATGGACGTTTGTTAGGAGCACAGGAGCTGCTTACGTTTGTGCAAATGTGGCGTAATCCTCATGATATACTACAAGGCATCATTGAGGAATATGACACCAAATTTGATGTTGTGCATTTGTTAGATAGAAACGGACAACTTATAAAACTATTATGACTCTAAGAGACAAACGACAAAAGGAGTTTGCTGATATATGGATAAATGCTGGCAAGTTTGGGATACTTAATCTGTGTCCCAGATTTGGTAAGATATTTACCACCATCAACATCCTTGAGAAAACTAAACCAAAGAGCATTCTTATTGCCTACCCAGACACAAAGATCAAAGCAGCTTGGCAAACAGACTTTGAGAAACGTGGATATGATGACAGTGGTGTCACATACACTACACACATATCTCTGCATAAGTATAAGGACAATGCTTATGACATGGTGGTGATAGATGAAATCCACTTACTGTCTGATAATCAATTATTTGCAACCAAGGACCTATTGAAACGCAATGATGTTGTATTAGGCCTGACAGGTACACTATCTAGATGGACAGAGGACACACTCTGTGAACACCTAGATTTGTGTGTCATTGCAGACTATTCAATTGAACAGGCTATCAAGGAAGGTGTTATTGTTGATTATGAGATAGTTGTGAGAATGATTCCCCTGGATGATAAGATAAAGCAAAACTTCAAAGGCAAGATATGTACAGAGAAGAGGCGCTTTGATGCTTACACATGGGCTATAGGCAACGCTGAGCGTGAGGGTAAAACCACCATGTTTCTCAGGCTAGCAAGGATGAGAATAATCCAAAACAGCTTAGCCAAACGTGAATGTACAAAGAGAATATTACAGAATTTCAAAGATGAACGCATTCTGGTGTTCTGTGGTGTCACAAAAATAGCTGACCAGCTAGGCATTCCTTCCTATCATAGCAAGAAAGGAGAGAAAGACACATTTGAGAAGTTTGCTGCAGGCCATGGTAATCATATGGCTGTAGTGAAAATAGGTAACACGGGGGTAACATATAAACCTCTTAACAAGGTGATTATCAACTATTTCGATAGTAATGCAGAAAACCTGGCTCAAAAGATAAACAGGTGCATGGCTATGGAATATGACAATCCTGACAAGAAAGCCAAGATATATATCATCTGCACAACAGAGGATGTAGAAAGGAAATGGCTTAAGAAAGCATTAGAATTCTTTGACAAAACAAAAATTAAATACGTATGAAACTAGAAATTGAAAAAGTAACAGAAATTGGTAAAGAACCCTGGTATAGACTACTCAAAGATGGTGATTATGTCACAGGTTCTTATAGTTTGTTATGGATAGAAGAGAAGTTTGAAAGTATGAAAAATGGTGTACCAAATAAATACTCAGAAATTTTGAGAAGTGAAGAAATTGACCTACCTTTATAGCTCTAAACTACATACATAAACTTAAAGCACATGTCAAGTAAACTCATCGCAATTGTGGGTCCCACTGGTACAGGTAAATCCACCTCTATCAAGCACCTAAATCCAAAAGAAACGTACATTATCAACGTAGCAAAGAAGGAACTTCCATTCAAAGGCGCAGACAAATTGTACAACAGAGAGAACAGAAACTATGATGAAATTGATGACGCAAACCTGATTTCTCAGAGATTGCGCACACTTTCAAAAGATGCTCCGCATGTTAAGAACATCATCATCGAGGACAGTAATTACATTATGGGCTTCAACCTGATGCAAAAAGCCACAGAAACTGGTTTTACCAAGTTTACTATTATGGCTAGAGACATGGTTGATTTGTTCAGAACAGCTCGTAATCTCCGTGATGATCTAAAGGTGTTCTATTTCTCCCATCCAGAAACAGTGGAAGATGGTGGTGAGATAATTGGTTACAAGATCAAAACTGCTGGTAAGATGATTGATAGTCAGATTGGACTAGAGGGCCTGCTCACTATTTGTTTGTATACACATATTGAGGAGACCAAAGATGGTTCATCTAGCTATTATTTCGTGACCAACAGATTCAGAAAATATCCTGCTAAGAGTCCAGACGGTATGTTTAAAGACATCAAAGTGGAAAACAACCTACAGCTTGTAGCAGATACAATAGACGAATATTACAATTAAAGCACACATTCATTAACAATTAAAACGAAAAACAATGATTCAAGGAGACAAAAGAGAACAATTACAATCGAAAGAATTTCCAAAGAAGGTGGGATTATTTGAAGCTGAAGTGGTAGCTATCAATCCTACACCAGAAGAATTTAAAGAAATCTTAGACATTGAACTTCCTGCAGATAACAAGGTGACAGAATACCTTGGCAAGAGTAAAGATGGCAATGCGTATTTGCGTATTGACGTTTGGCTTAAAGATGTTAAAAGCGGTGATAAGTTCAAGGCTACATTCTTCTTGGAAGACAAAGAACGCGAAAGCAGAGATGGTAGCAAGAAACAATATATCAACAACATTGGTAGAACAGCTTGGGCTGCAGATCCTAATGATTTGAATGAATGGTTTGTAAAGCGTGACTATCGTGTTGCATATGTAGGAGAAGAAGAATTCTATGAGTTCCTCCGCACATGGTTAGGTAAGCTTGACTATATGAAGGACACCACTGTTCTACAGGCTGACTGGAAGAAGCTTATGAAAGGCAACGTTAGTGAGCTGAAGAGCCAAGTGGATGGTGCATATAGCACAAACATTGGTGCTCTTGCCACTGTTGTTATGAAAGAGAAGAATGGTGAGAACAAGGAATATCAGGGTGTGTATAACAAGGCATTCTTGCCAGCTTATGCATTAAAGAACTTCCGTCTTATCAACTATAACGATGTAACATTACAAACAAGCCTTCGTGCTAAGAAGTTGAAAGACTTGAAACCTCATGAGCGTTTTGTAGTGAATGTTACAGGTGAATATGGATGCAGAGACTTCTATGTTCTCCATGATATCAAGGAGTATAACCCAGATGATAACTTGGTTGCATCTGATGCTGTGCTCTCTGATGATGGTGATGACTATTAAATCCCTTAACCTCCAAATAGCCCTCATCAAAGATTGGTGGGGGCTTTATTTTTGTTATGTTGACAATCCCAGTGAGCGTAGGAGAGCTGATTGATAAAATAAGCATCCTACAAATAAAAAGGAGCAAGATAAAAGATGAAACCAAGCTTGCAAAGGTTCAAACAGAGATCAAGGAACTAATGGCTGTAGCAGGTCCATTCTTAGCCAATGATTCTATATCTGTCCTTTATGAGGACTTAATAGGAATTAATTCACAGCTATGGAATGTAGAAGATAAGCTGCGCATCCTTGAGAAAGAAAACAAGTTTGAAGGCGAGTTTGTATCTCTAGCTAGAAGTGTATACCATCTAAATGATGAGCGCTTCAATATAAAGAACAAGATAAATATTTTGCTTAATTCAGACATTCAAGAGGTAAAACAATATATTGATTACAAATGATTCAAGGAGACATCAAGTTGAGGCTCACTCCTCAGGCTGTGCTCAACAAGATATCAGAGTATGACATATTTAGGTTCTACATGCCAGATAAAAACTGGAAGCTCAATCAAGCCACCTTTTCCCCATTTAGGAGCGAAAATAATCCCTCATTTGTTATAGGGAATAAAAGAGGGACAATATCCTTTATAGATTTTGCAGATACCAGCAAGCGTGGAGATTGCTTCACATTTGTCAAAATGCTGTACAATCTATCCAATATGGATGAGGTGCTCAGATTGATTGATAAAGACTTTGGGCTAGGTTTTCTACCAGGCACCTCTACAGACAAGTATAAGACCATTCAGAAGGAATATAAGCAACCAGAAGACCTGGGAAAGCGCTATTCTTTGATTCAGGTGGTGACACGCAAGTTCACAAAAGAAGAACTTGAATATTGGAACCAATACTATCAGAGCTTAGATGATCTCAGAGCCAACAGTGTGTATTCAATCAAAGAGCTATTTCTCAACAGGAAGCGTTTTCCTCTAAAGGACACAGAACTCAGGTTTGGTTATCTATATGATGGTCATTGGAAGATCTATCGTCCTTTTGGAGACAAGAAAAGCAAATGGGTGCCCAATAATGTGCCTATTACAGCCATGGATGGTAAGGAGGATATAAAGAATTGTAGGGTGGCATTCATCAACAAGTCTAAAAAGGACTACATGGTGATGAAAAAGGTGTTTCCCTGCTGCTGTGCTGTCCAGAATGAGGGTGTAGCATGCTTTTCTGATGAGAATGTAGAATATCTAAAGGCCAACTCTGACAGGCAAATCCTGTCCTTTGATGCAGATGATGTGGGTGTTAGGAATAGTCAAATGATAACCAAATTGTTTAACTTTGAGTATGCAAATGTTCCACGAAAATATCTGACAGAAGGCATTAAGGATTGGGCTGATCTAGCAAAAGAGCACGGACTAAGAGCCATTATATCGTATTTAAACGAAAAGAAACTTTTATAAACAACAACACATGGAAACAAAAAAATCCTATTTAGCAGCAAAAGACATTCTGCTAAACGCAGCACTTCCTGCAGAAACAAAAACTTACAAGCCTGTTACACATCAACAGCTTATGGACCTGACATTAGAGAGCATACATGGAGCAGGTTTTGAATTAGAAGAAGAAACATATTCAGCAGCAAGAGATGGTAATGTAGCAAATGGTAGATATACCATCAAGAATATAGCAGATAGCGAAATGCAGCTACAGATTGGCTGGCAGAATAGCTATGACAAAACTATGAGTTTGAAGTTTGCTATTGGTACACGCATCTTTATTTGTTCAAATGGTTGTGTATCAGGTGATTATGGTGCATTTAGAAAAGCACACAGAGGAGAAATCCAAACATTCACACCTAACGCTATTACAGAATATATTAAGCAAGCAGGTGATGCTTTCACAAAGATTCAAAGCGAACGTGATGCTATGAAGAATATGGAAGTGACAAAGCGTACAACAGCTGAGCTTATTGGTAGAATGATCATAGAGGAAAACATCATTGAGAGCACACAGCTTAACATCATCAGGGGTCAAATAGAGAACCCATCTTTTGATTATGGTGCTCCAGGCAGCTTATGGGAGCTCTATCAACACACCACATTCGCTATGAAGGAGGTTCACCCAAGCTTATGGATGAGAAATCATATCAACGCGCATTCCTTCTTTGTGAATGCTGCTGGTATTAATGTTCTCACGCCAGTGGTAGAAGAAATTCCTTTCACACAATTAGAAATGCCATTTTAATATGATTTGGGAGAAATTCAAAGACCAGTTTCATGAGAGCTGGCATGCTAAGATGAGGCCATTCATCGAAAGTAGTGAATGTGATGAGATCTATGAGTTTCTCAAAAGAGAATCAAAGAGGGGCAAGAAAATAGCCCCTCTTTCTTCTAATGTATTCAGAGCATTCAAAGAAACTTCGCTAGACAATCTAAAGGTGGTGATGATGGGCATGTGCCCCTATCACACAGCTAAGAATGGTGTATATGTAGCAGATGGTTTGTTAATGGGTTGTTCTATTACAAATAGCCTACAGCCATCGCTGGAACAGTTTTATGGTGGTATTGAGAGAGAACTCTATGACGGGCTCAATCTTAAATTCACCAAGACACCAGACGTTAGCTATCTAGCTCACCAGGGTGTGCTGATGTTTAACGCAGCGCTCACAACAGAAATCAACAAGGCAGGCTCACACATTGCTCTTTGGGAACCATTTACACGTTGGTTCTTTGAACACGCAATAGATACAGCTGGTGTGCCTATTATATTTCTGGGCAAAGATGCTTCCAAATATCAGCGCTATGTATCACCCTTCACATGGTCTTTTGCTCTTAGTCATCCAGCCAGTGCTTCTTACAAGAACACAGATTGGGATACAGAGGGTGTATTCACCAAGGTGAACAAGATTGTAAAAGACAACAACAATTATCAAATCGAATGGCTCTACGAAGAGCCTCCTTTCTAAACAAACATTTATGGAAATTGATGTAACACAATTACAGATGGGGGATGAGTTCCTCTACTCTGTACAGGGAACTATTGCCAGAGCTAAGGTGATTAGACCCGTAGAACCAAAGAAGGTGCAGCCTGTTCATGGTCAACAAGGTAAAACCTATTACAAATCGGTGAAATGTGTAGTGGCTATGAAAGAAATAACATACAACACTAATTGGGGTGGTCACGCACGCACATGGACCAGAAAAGAATACAACGCATCAGATAATTACACAGTGGAAAAATACGTAGATCTAAATTACAGAAACATTTGGTTGGTTAAAAAGGCATAATTATGATATTAGAAAAACAGAAAGAAGCATTGATTCATCAGGACGGTGAATCCACAGAGTCTATAGGCATGTCCTTAGACCTGGACTCAGCACAGGTGCTTATGCAAATGCTGAGCAAGAACTTGTATTCAGACGCAATTGGTTCCACTATTCGTGAGTGTGCCTCTAATGCGCTGGACAGTCACAGAAGAGCACAAACTGACAAACCTATTATTGTCAGCCTGCGTGCTACAAAAGACAACTCATATGAATTCTCTGTAGAGGATTTTGGTACAGGACTAGATGCTGAGGACGTAAAGAATATCATCAGTAAATATGGTAAGAGTACAAAGCGTAATAGCACTACAGAACTAGGCATGATGGGGCTAGGATTTAAAGCCCCGCTAGCATATACATCTAGCTTCTATTTTATCGCTCGTAAGGATGGAATGGAACGCAAATACATGATGTATGAAGGAGAAGATGTCAATACAATTGACCTCTTATATGAAGCTCCTACAGATCAGCCTAATGGTGTTAAGGTGATTGTTCCAATTAGCTGGCGTGATAAGTATGATTTCAATCATAAAATCAACGAGCAGCTAGCTTATTTCGAGAATGTATATTTTGATGTAGAAGGGATTAGTAATGATTTTACAATTGTCCGTCATCAGTATTTTCAATTCTCTGAACTAGCTAAAGACAACAATCTACACATCTGTTTGGATAATGTCTACTATCCCATGGATTTTAAGAAGCTTGGTATTGATTATATAATGCTTCCTGTTGGTCTTAGATTTAGTTTGACAGATGGTATATTTCCAACACCAAACAGAGAATCTATTAGATATACACAGGAGGCCAAGGCTATCATTCTCAAACGTCTTTCTCAAGCTGCTGATTATTTTGTGGAGAAATATAACGAGAGTGTTAAAGAAACAGATAATGTTAGAAAGATTGTAGAGTATTTTGATAGCAACAATAGGTATTTGATGTTTAACACTAACAAGTGGGACATCAATCCTTTGTCTCAGTTTGCTACAATTAAAATGAACGAGCCCAACTTTAAGGGAACTACATTACTAAAACCTTCTCGCATTGCAAAGCTGCAGGAGTATATTCTTGGAGAATATGAGGGCAAGTTTGTTGTAAACAGAAAGATGGTTCGTGATGCCAAGAGTTATTACCAAATAACATCTGTAAGACGTCTGAAGGATAAAGTGTATGTATATGAATCAGAGAAACTTAGTCAGTTAAAGAAAGACTATGTCAAGAGCTCACAATCTCATACACATGAAGAGGCTTACATATTTAAGAAGGTGAAAAACTTCAAGCTGCGTGGTAAAGATGGTGCTTATGACAACTATTATAACATCCTACAGCTTCGTGACTATCCAAAGGAACAATGGAGACAATTGATTAAAGACTTCCAATTGGTTGTTAAGAGCTTAACAAGTACATTTATCAGTCTTGACACAATAGACATTCCTCAATCCTTCATTGATTCTAGAAAGAAGGTGAAGGTGAGTGTTAATGCAAGTGGTACGCCTGGTGTTCGTAGAATAAAGCTCAAGGGTGAGATTGTGTGTAAACAGGCTGAAGCGCTAGAGCGTTGGTCTGATGGTAAAAACTGTAAGTGGGTGAGCAAGATATATGACCTAGCTAAGTTCCACCAGAACAAGTTTGTTCTTTTGTATGGTAAGCAGGAAGATGCTAACAAAATGGATGAATGGTTTAAACCTAGTAGAAACCACAATGTTGAGCTGGCTATATTCAGTGACCGTGAGCTCAAAATAGTGACTAGCTTGAAATTACATAACCTAATGTCTTTTAGTAAATTTATGGAAGGGAAGAATAAAATGTTCCAACGTATAGCTTCTAGCTGTATGATTGACAAGCTCAGAGATGAATATAGAGCTGTGTTCAGTAATAGACAACACCTGCAATACGTATCTACAGATCTGTTTAATAAGGTGGAAATACTGGAGAGTTATTTTAGAAAAAACTATAGAGACATCATGAGTGATGAAGCTAGAGATGCTATTGCAGCGCATGCTACAGAGGTGAATCAGTTTGATCCTGAGATACATGACACGTATAAGCAGGTGAAGGCTGTGTGCGAAAAGCTTTTGTTCCTCCATCCAATTCTAGACGCCATGAGTGTTTACACTAATGATAAAACTCAGAAAATAACACAGGCTCTCGTAGATCTATTCAAATATCACAAGCATAGGGTGGATCTGAAATATTATCAAATCAAGCTCAACGATGAGGTGGAAATAGAAACACCTATTAGTGAGGAAGTATTAAACGAAATATTATAAAATTCAAAAACAAACAACATGTTTACATTAAACTGGTTCAAATCAAAAAAACAAAGAGAACTTGATGAATTACAGGTGGAGGAGCAAAGAATAAAGAATGAGCTCCTAAGAAAAGAATTGTTTCAAGCAACATCTGCAACATCTGCGACATTACCTGCTGCAGAAAAGACATACAATTGGACTGTGAACACCAACACAGGAGGTGTAGCTACAAAGTCCTACAAGAATGTAAAGCTTGTGAATAATGTGCTCACTGTGGTGCTTAACGATGGGTCCATCCTATCTAAGCCAAATGCTACAACACAGGATTTTGAGGATGTTCGTAGTGCTATAGATGAATATGAGATTATAGACATTATGGCTGTTCAAGAGGTGGTTACAGAGAGAAAGAAACAAGAGCATGAAGCTGAGAGAGTTAGAGCGCTACAGGCTGGTATTAAACTACTGGCTGAGCTGAATGATTTTGAGGTGAAGGGGAATAGTGTTTATCTGTATGGTATCAACCGCACACTTCCACAACTTCTTGTTGAGGAGTTCCTTCGTATAGTGAACAGACACAATGGAAATCGTTGGTCTTTGTCTATTGACGAGGAATATCAGTCTCTGAAGCGCTTCTTTATGTGGTGCTGTCTGAATCCTCGTGCTGAGGTGGCTGACAAGTTATACAACTTCCTCAAGAAGAATAGCTTTAAGATCACCAAGCAAGGATTCTTTGTTGCACTGAGGAACGTAGTAACGCTCCACGGTAGTACTGAGCTTGTACAATTCGTGAGTAATGCTTACAACAAGGTGAAAGCTGTATGGAAGAAGAGTCCAAATGAATATACAGTGTTTCTCAAGGATGGTGAGTATAGAATAGTGGATAACAAAGACCTTAATAAAGTTGTAACATGTGAAGACTGTGATGGTACTGGTGAAATGTGGGATGAGGAGGAGAATGAGTATACAGCATGTGGTACGTGTGATGGTGATGGTGATCGTTATGATTATAATGACAGTGAGTATGGTGAGAAGATTGGAGGTTTGACAGATCTCTATCTAGATTTACCTAATAGGGCAGAGAATAGATTTACAGATGCTCATACACGCACATTTGATATTCGTGTTGGTAAGCCTGTAAACATGGATCCAGGTAAGTGTAGATGGAACACAGATGATTGTGGTGCAGAAGGTTTGCATTTCACATCTGACGAGATTCATTATGTAGGCTGTGGTGATCAATCTGTGCTTGTATTAATCAATCCTATGAAGGTGGTTGGTATTGGTGAATCTAAGGGCAGGTGCTGGGAATATCTCCCAATCATGACTGTTCCTAGAGAGGAAGCTACAGAAATCCTACATGACCTAGATTTTGATACTCTTCAACTAGATGATAGCTACGCTATTCGTGAGCTTGAGAGCTTGTCAGAGAAGGCCAAGGATGGTTTTGTAGCTGAGTCTAAGAAGCATGAGTTCAACATTCCTCACATTTCCACTGTGGAGATTGAGAATATTGTTCAGTCTCTTGACCACATGAGAGATGAAATCAGCTCTAGGGTGCAGATGATTGTTGATTAATAAATTTGGGGATGTAACATTTTTTTCTTAAATTTGTTACGTCCCCATTTTATAACTATATGATAATCAAGAAGAAACGAGCATCCAGGAAGCCCAAGGTGGCTAAACCTAGGAATGCTGGCACTATGACTGAAAGCGCCTTTTGGTCCTTTATTCGCAGTGCTTTGAGGCAGAAGAGCAGATTTTGGAAACCCATATTACAGGCTAAGCTAGAAGCTCGTAGACCATACAAAGGCCCTAATAAGAGACAGAAGTATGAGTATGAGTGTGCTAGCTGTGGTAAGTGGTTCCAGGAAAAGAAGATTAACGTGGATCATATTCGCCCAGCAGGAAGTCTTAATTCTGCACAAGACCTCCCAGGATTTGTGGAGCGTCTGTTCTGTGAGAAGGACAATTTGCAGGTGTTATGTGAGAAATGTCATGATCACAAAACTAAATTGGAAAAAGAATGTCAGAAGAAGTAAATCAGATAGTGATTAACAAAGAAGCCTCCTTTGTGGAGGTGTGGCATGAGGGATACATAGAATCCAAGGGAGAGCGTCATTATTTCTGGCTTATTGATCCTCAGGGTGTAGATCCTAGAGGCAATGAATATGCTCCAGAGGTAAGATGGTTCTTCGCAAGAGTGCCTCGTGAAGTGAGAGCTATGTACAATTCTATTATTGAAGCATTTAAACAGACAAAGAAATGATTGTACAAACTGTACATGAAATTCTAAATCCCTTTGATGTAGATGTGAAAGACTTAGGATATGGAGTGGCGCTATTCATGATTGTGGGTAGCATCCATTCCAATCCCCAGTTTATTGTACGCTTCTACAACACAGGAGAACTTAGAACAGTAGATCAAAATGACCTGCGTGTATATGGAAATCCATCAGCAGGTGAACCGTTAAAACCAACAGCAATATGATAACAGGAACAGCAAAAACAGAAGCAGTCTATCGTGCAAACATGCTTGATAGCTCGTCCAGCTTGAAGGAATTCAGCATGGACAGAAAGAAGTATTACCGAAAGTATATACTGGGTGAAGAGGTTGAGGATAAGGACACCCAGGCTGCCACTATTGGCAGGATTGTAGAAACGCTCTTATTAGAGCCAGAAGAGTTTGATGGAAGGTTTTATATGTCATCTTGTGCATCTGCTCCTACAGGGCTCATGCTAGCGTTTGTAGAGGCGCTGTATAGATTCACCAAGGAAGCTACAGATGATAATGGGAACGTGACAAGGAGCTTTGAGGACATATCTAAGGATGCATATACAGAATCTGGGTTTAAGATTAAATATGATGCTGTAATCAGCAAATTTGTAGGCAGTGATGCAGAAATCTTCTATAATGAAATCCGTAAGGTGAGAAGCATGAACCTAACAGTGGTCACTGCAGAAGATGTAAGCAACGCTGAGAAGATTGTAGAAGAGCTACGTAACAATCCTGTTACCAAGGATGTGGTGAATCTGGTAAGTAGTAGTAGGTATACAGTGCACAATCAGCTGCAGGTGGAGGGATATGAGATAGATGGTCATCAGTTCAAAAGCATGATGGATAAGATGATTATAGATCATGATGAGAAAACCATCCAAGTGTATGATCTGAAGTGTACATGGTCTGTAGAGAACTTCCTGGAGGAATACTATCTCTATCGCAGAGCATATATTCAGGCTTATTTGTATTGGAAAGCAGCTGTTCATTTCAAGAATGAGAATGATATGGGAGATTATGAAATCAATCCTATTAGGTTCATTGTATGTGACAGCACCAACTATTACAATCCACTCATCTATACGCTTTCTATGGAGGATCTTTTAAATGCATATAATGGCTTCACCTATAAGAATAGAGAATATAAGGGTGTTGGCTCACTTATTGCAGACTTAAAATGGGCCATGGAGAACAACACATGGAACATATCTAGAGAGAACAGTATTGCCAATGGATTAGTAAACATTATGGGATGGAAATAAAAAGGACAATAACTAGTATTTTTATGGTGCCAACTCTCAAGATTCCTAAGGATGCCTTGAGAGAAAATGGATTTATCAATGGTTATGTCAAGGATGGTAGCAGAGAGGTGCAGTATGACAACTGCATCTATCTGCTCTTCCAGCCTAAAGACCTAGATAAGTTCAGAGAGTTTCTAGACAGTGAATATGAACGAACCAAAGATCTGATTGATGACTATGATTATGAGGAGGGATATGTTGTAGTGGTGTATCAATTGGATGCCAAGTTTTCCAAAGATTTTGATCTGGTAAGAAGGGGAAAATATTCTAAAACTTCTCCTGCATTCCAGGCTCTCTTTCCTAAGGTGATTAAGATAAAGAAGAACGGCTTGCATAGAGATGAAATATCTCTGCAGTATCGCGTGTTCAATAGAACAGAAGATCTTATCAAATTCTGGGAGGAAAAGCTTGGTGTGGAATTTTCTGATGATCAGGAGGTTTGGCATGGGTTTGAAGAAGAAAACGAGATTTTAAACATTCAAAAACTTAAAGAGTATGTACAATCATGAATTACTAAACAAGATGATTGATATGTTTGGTATAGAGAAAGCCACAGATTTTGCTGAGATGGTGAGCTATATGCACGATGTTCTATATCAGGAGGCTAAGAAAAATGGTAGGGATGAACCTATTGAACACAGCTTTGAGCGTGACTGGTGGCAACTTAAATTTGATGAACTTAAATGCGCAACAATATGATAACCAGTGAATTATTAAAAAACCATCCACATGCTGCACAAGCTGTAAGAGAATGGTACATAGACAAGATGATTCAATCTTTCAAGAATAGTGAGGTGCCTGCTGAATTTAAAGAAACTATGTACAAGCATGGGCTTCCTGATGATAACTTGATAAATCTGATTGATGTCAATGCTAGGGTGTTGTTTGATGTGTTTGATGATAACGGTGTGATAATCAATGTTGTACATACCAATGGGTGGTGGTCATGGGATGTAAACAATGTGAAAAGTGTAGATAGCTATTCTTCTAGAAAGGAAGCTGAGAGACAAGCTGTTGAACGTTCCTTTCAAATATTGAATGAAAAGTTAAACATAACATTACATGAAGGACAAGATAGTTCAACAGGTGGTGAATAAGTATACAGAACGTTCTAACGTAGGTTATAACAAGTATGGTACCACTCTTCAAGAGAATAATAAAGACAACTACCTTAAACACCTTCAAGAGGAGCTCATGGATGCCACCCTCTATTTAGAGAAGCTCATGTCTCAACATCAGGAGATAACCAAATTGGTTAGCACCAGCATTAATGATGAAGATTTGGGAATGAAAATAAGGAAATTAGTTAGTTAGAATTTTCAAATTCTCTTGGAATTTAGGGGATGGTAAATTAAATTTGCCATCCCTTATTTTTCACTTAAAAATTACAAAACTTTATGGATTTAGGATTGGACGCGTTGAGCAAGCTCACGGTATTTAGTAAGTATGCAAAGTATATTCCAGAGCTCAAAAGAAGAGAAACCTGGGATGAGATTGTGGATAGATATGAGCAAATGATGATCAAGAAATATCCCAAACTAGAAAGTCAAATTGTAGAAACAGCCACATTTATAAGGAAAAAGAAGGTGCTTCCCTCTATGAGAGCTCTACAGTTTGCTGGACCAGCAGCTGAAGTGAACAACTCTCGTATTTACAACTGTTGCTACCTACCTATAGATAGCATCCATAGCTTCAGCGAAACTATGTTTTTGCTTCTAGGTGGTACAGGTGTGGGCTATAGTGTTCAGAAACAACACGTTGCAAAGCTTCCAGCTATTACAAAGCCTGGAAAACTCCGTAACTATCTCATCGAGGATAGCATTATGGGCTGGGCAGACGCTGTGAAGGTGCTCATGAAAGCCTATCTAGAGGAAGGATTTATGCCTAAGTTTGACTTTAGAGCCATTCGTAAGAAAGGTGCTAGACTAGTGACAGCTGGTGGTAAAGCTCCTGGTCCTGAGCCTCTTAAGATATGTCTGGCGCATGTGCAGGCAGTCTTAGACAGGAAACAGGAAGGAGAACAATTGAGTCCTCTAGAATGTCATGATATCCTCTGTCACATTGCTAACAGTGTTCTAGCTGGTGGTATTCGTAGATCAGCCATGATATCTCTATTCAGTCATGATGATGAGGAGATGATTACATGTAAATATGGTAACTGGTGGGAAACCAATGAACAGCGTGGTAGAGCTAATAACTCAGCTGTACTGTTGAGAGGTTCTGTAGGCAAAGAAGAATTTGATGCCCTCTGGAAGAGGATTGAAGCTTCTGGATCTGGTGAGCCTGGAATCTATTGGACCAACAATTTAGACTGGGGAACCAATCCATGTTGTGAGATTGCTCTTAGACCATACCAGTTCTGTAACCTATGTGAGGTGAACGTAAGTGATGTGGTTAATCAGGAAGACCTGAATGACCGTGTTACAGCAGCAGCCTTCTTGGGAACACTGCAGGCTGGATTTACAGACTTCCACTATCTCAGACCTATTTGGTCTAAAACTACTCAGAAGGATGCATTGTTAGGTATAGGAATGACAGGTATTGGATCAGGAGAAATCTTGAAATATAGCTTGGAAGCAGCAGCACATGTAGCCAAACTAACCAACGCTGTTATTAGTGAGAAGATTGGAATCAATGAGGCAGCACGTGTAACATGTATTAAGCCTTCAGGAACAACAAGTCTTGTGTTAGGTACAGCTAGTGGCATTCATGCATGGCATGCTCCATATTATTTGAGAACAATGAGATTTGGCAAGAATGAGGATGTTGCATCCTATTTGATGGTAAATCATCCAGAACTTGTAGAAGATGATGTACTGCGTCCTCATGACACAGTGTGTGTAAGAATTCCTGTTAAAGCCCCAGAAGGATCTATATTTAGAACTGAAAGCCCTCTAGACACACTAGAGCGTGTTAAGAAGTTTGCTACACAATGGATCAAGGCAGGACATAACACAGGAGAGAATACACACAATGTGAGCGCTACAATTTCTATCAAGCCAGAAGAATGGCCTGTTGTAGGTGAATGGATGTGGACTAACAAAGAATATTACAATGGACTCTCTGTACTACCCTTCTGGGGAGGAAGTTACAAACAAGCCCCCTTTGAGGACATAGAGAGGACAGAGTATGACACTAGACTGTCCTCACTTAAAAATGTAGATCTCACTAAGGTGACAGAACTAGATGACACTGTAGAATTTGGTCAAATTGCAGCATGTGCAGGAGGTGCTTGTGAAATCGCCTAGGGCTGGTATACACTACTACCTTGAGAATGACAAGGTTGTGTTCACAGAGAAATTTCATATTGAACGAGGTTTCTGCTGTGGCAAATCTTGCAGACACT